GTGTCCACACATCACACATCACACCAAACACCCCCCCGGCATACATCACACTCACACCTGCACCCACCCCATGCTTCTTACATAGAGCTGCTGCTCCGCAGCCCATGGATCTATTGCGTGTCCCTTCCACTCTCTTTCTGTGGTCATCAATCCTGTTGACCATCACTCATTGACTAGGAGAAATACAAATGGCTACCACTGCCAATGCACGTCTGACTGCTTCGGCTCTGCTGGGTACTGTCACCACTGCTGCTGCCACTGTTACTTCCACTCTGGATGCTGCCCAGAAGGGTATCGGCATGCTCAACACTGCCATCAACGATGCCGCTTACCGTCAGGAAAAGCGTTCCAAGGTTGATCGCAAGAACTACGTAAAGAACCTCATCCGTGAAACTTCCGAACAGGAAGCCATGGCCAACGTCCGTGTCGAAGAGTTCCTCAAGAACAATCCGGCTGCTGCTTCCCACTACAAGGCCAGTTACGACGAACTGACCGAACTGCTGGCTGACTAAGCTAGTTGCTCCACTCCACCTTCGGGTTGGGGTGGAGCTTTTAATCTAGATAGTCCACAGATCTATCTACTGGATAGTCATATAGAGATAGAACTGATGGAGATGGACCGTTGAACTACTCTTCATCTCAACTTCCCCAATCCTCAGTCCTATCTCTCTATCCCTATCAACCTAGACTCCACCTATATCCAACGGAGATTGATCATGTCCCGTGAAGCTGATTGCTTCGAGCCTGCTCGCTCATACGATATTGGAACTTACCTTTGGTCAATTGGCTCTCAAGTAGCCAGTCCAGAGATGGATCAGATCAAAGAGATCATCCAATTCCCTGTTGTTACCGAGACTGCTCAGTTCGGTTTCAACCAGCTCAACTCCAGCTATGAGGACTACTGCAAGCAGTCCTCTTTCCCAGCTGAAGACATTGATGTATGCGTCTTCAATCATAAATAGGAGGAAAGAATGTCCATGTATTACGCTGGCATCGGGAGTCGTGAGACTCCCAACAGCATCATGGTCCTCATGGCTGACATTGCCGAAACCCTTGCTGGGCTTGGCTATACGCTCAGGTCCGGTGGAGCTGGCGGTGCTGACACTGCCTTCGAAGAGGGCTGTGATCGAGCCAATGGCCCGAAGCTGATCTACATTCCGTGGAATGGATTCAGCGGTCGTCGCAAGCATGACCGTGGCATCGTCACTGGCACCAGCCTTGAGGCTGAGCAACTGGCTGCTCAATTCCATCCCAACTGGAATGCCTGCTCTCCGGGAGCCAAGGCTCTGCATGCCCGCAATGGATTCCAGATGCTGGGCGTCAATCTCAATGAGCCGTCCAAGTTCGTGGTCTGCTGGACACCGGGAGCCAGAGGCTCTGGTGGTACTGGGCAGGCCATTCGCATTGCCAAGCACTTTGGCATCCCTGTCTTCGATCTCGCTGATCGGAACAACTTCGACAAGTTAGCGAGGTTCGTTAACAGTGTTGCGTAAGTTCCTGTGTCTGTTGGGATTCCATCGTTTTGCGGGCCTGACTCCACATGGTTTCTACTGTGACTGTGGTCACAAAACCCATTATAAGGATTGAACCGTGTCCAATCGCATCGACCGTAGTCTGGGCGTCAAGCCCTATTCGAACCATGGTGGCATGGCTGCTCCGCAGCCGAAGGGATTCAGCCTCAAGCTGAAGACCGTGCTGGTATGGCTGGCCCTCATTGTGGCTGGTGCAGCTCTCTATCCCACCACCAACTGCGTGGAGGGTGTCCGCTGTGCAGACTGAACCAAGGGCAGAGATGAACAACTTCACCCATCTGAAGTTCAACCCGATATAGGTGACTCATGGAACACAATGCAGGACCAACCACGTACAACCAATTGATTTCATTGGGAATGTCACCCAGTGAGATCACCAACTGTCAGCACCTCGGTCTCACTTATGACGACATGATCGAGCTGCTCGCAGAGCAACTGACGTACTAACCAGCCCTTTGTATGGGCGTCAACTTTCAACTTCCCTTTTTGAGGTAATTCCAATGTCCGACCAGATGAGCGATTTCGACAAGACCTTCGGTGCCAAGGCCAACCAGACCGGCACCGGCCTGCGTTCCAATGCTGCTCCCAGCGAGAAGCCCAAGGCACAGGTGTGGATCAACGTTGGCTACGAGACCAACACCACCGATGCAGCAGGCGATCCGACGACCGAGTTCGTCGCACTGTCGCAGGGCATTCCGCTCGACACCATCGAGCCGGAAGAGACCAACCACACCAATGCCTTCTTCCAGAAGAAGGCCCGTGCACGCAACAACCTGCGTGAACAGCTGCTGGGTGTCGCAGCCACGCTGAAGCCGGGCGAAGAGAAGATCTACGGTGCACGTGGATCGCTCCAGATCCAGATCCGTCGCATCAAGGACGCTGCCGCCGCAGTGGCCGATGATCAGAACGACCTGATCCAGAGCTTGACGCTGTAACAGCAATGCCCATGGGCCTTCTTCGGAGGGTCCATGGAGAGTGGCCCGTGCCAACCACAGCGGATGTGCCAAGTGGCACTGCTTAATCCGCCAAGAGTTGACGGGTCACTCTCCATGCAATGGGCATGATTGGAACCAGAGACAGATAGATGACCATCAAGCACAACGGTAAGCCGGGTGTTCCGCAGTCCTACAAGGACACCGCCCAGATGTTGGAAGATGCCGGACGCTTCAACACCAAGCCCAACTACACCGGCAAGAAGAAGGGTGGATCGAACTATGCCAAGGCAGCTCGTTCCTCCCGTCACGGTTACAGCAACCAGTGACCCATGAGAGCACCCAACAGGGTGCTCTTTCTTTTTTTCCTCTACCTAAATACCAAAGTTGGAATTTCAACGTAAATAGGTAGAAAGCGACCTATAAGGTCACCAACCCACATGTGAGGTTAAATATGAAGAAGATTCTGGTCGTACTGACCCTGCTCATGCTGGCCGGTTGCACCCGTCAGGTGCTGCCCAATGAGGTCGATCCACAGATCCAGAAGCCCAGCAGTGCTCCGGAACGGTTCATCGATACCGAGTACAGCGTGGTCTGCTATTGGCATTACCGGGACGCCATCAGCTGCGTGAAGGTCTGAGCCATGGACCTGAAGAAGCTCACCTTCCAGATGGACAAGGCCAGTGGTGAGAGTCGGACGGTCATCGTTATCGCCTCCACCACTGCCACTGGCCGATTGGTTCGAACCATGTTCGACAGGCCCATCACTGTCCATGCTGATGAAACGATGCGATTGGTGAAGGAAGAAGTCCTTCCCAATCCCGGCATCGTCGGGACCAAGCCTGATGTCGTCATCATCGATGACTTCACGGAACTTGAAGAACGAGTACATGCCAATCTCTGTGAGATTGGGAGACCTGAACCTATCTTGGATAAGCCTGAACCTTGCTGGAGCCAAGGTGATAGGACTTATGGCAAGAAGAATCGGAGATTCAAACGGTGAAAATCTGGCATCTGATGGTTGGCCTGTTCTTGGCCATCATCATCATTGCCAATATCAAAGCTGTGCTCACTCTCGTGGCCATCTTGGCTGTGGTGATCATGGTTTTGGTGTTGGTTGTCCTCTGCGGAGCCATCGTATGGCTCATTGACAAGGTGTTCTTCAATGGCTGATCTCATCTGTGCACTGCTTGCAGGCATCACAGCAGTCCTTCTGCTGCTCGTGATCACCATTTTCGAGACCATGCCGCTGGCTCCCATGCCAATCCGCAGGATTGTGAAGCAATCCATCCCTTTGTTCATCGTTGTGGCTGTCACAACGTACATTCTCCTTATCTGAGGTTATATATGAAGAAGACCATTTTCGTGTTCGGTTCCAACGAGGGCGGCATCCATGGTGCTGGCGCTGCTGCCTTCGCCTACTCCAAGAAGGGTGCTCGCTGGGGCCATGGCTATGGCGTCAGTGGCAACAGCTGGGCCATCCCAACCAAGGCTGCTGCCGATGGCATGGTGGGCGACACGCTGCCGCTGGAACGCATCAGGCAGTACGTCAGCGGCTTCCTCGCATTCGCTCATGGCCACCCGGACATGACCTTTGAGGTCACTCGCATCGGCTGTGGTCTGGCTGGCCTGAAGGATGAGGACATCGCTCCGATGTTCCTGAGTGCTCCCAGCAACTGCCAGTTCGATTCCGCATGGAAGCCGTGGCTGGGTGATGAGGCCACCTACTGGGGGACGTTCTGATGCGCAAGGTCATGGCCTACAAGGCCATCAGTTCCTTCAACAACCTCAAGCAGCTGGAGCACGAAGTAAACGAGATGCTCAAACAAGGCTGGGAATTGTGGGGTGATCTGCACACCACCATGGCCACTCGGACCATTGTCCGTACCCAGACGCTGGTCAAGTACGAGGAAATCCCTGATGCGTAAACCCATCCTTCGCTATGAGCGTGCGTGGCACGTCAACAAAGACGATGCTGGATGCCCTTCCGTGCGGGTTGTCCTGCATGCCGCATCTGGTGGGCATGAGCACATGACTGTCCACGGGGTGATCGAGATGAAGTTCAACGACTATGGCTCGGTCATTCGATTCGAGACCAAACACAAAATCTTCGTACAGGTGAAATCATGAAGAAGTCTGTCCGCTACGCCATTGTGGATGCCAAGAGCAAGTCCGTGATGTTGGACTTCGGTCCTCATAAGGATCTGCTCGACAAGCACGTCAACTGGCACAAGGAACGCTATGGCAGTGAGCCAGGCGGCCTGCAAGCCCGTGTCACCACCACGGTTCAGATCGAACCAGCAGATGAGCCAGTGACCGAGACTTCGGTCGGCATCACTCTGCTCCATGGTTCCAGCCTCGTGCTGACCACTGATGGCAACTTCGCTGTCCATGATCGTGAAAGCGATCTCTACATCTCCGTTGGTCCTGCAACAACCTCCACGCTCAACGCCATCATTGATGCTGCTGAGCGTCTGAAAGTTCACGTCAAGTAAGGAGTTTCACAATGAGCCAAGATGCGAAGAAGCGTGCTCATCAGCATTTGCTCGAAGAGACGTATTCGAAGAACCAGCTGATCCCTCGGGTCATGGCTGAGTTCGACAAGCCGATCTTTACCGACCACATGCAACATCACAACGTGCCTGTTCCGTTCGGACTGAACCTCATGGTTCAGATGGCACTGCACAAGCGTGCTGACCTGAAGACCCTCATTGGTCTGCTGCGTCCGCATGCGAATCACAACGGGCAGGCTGCTGCTGATCTGCTCGACAAGTGCATCAACATCGGTCTGGTCTATTACGACGGAACCAAGGAACAGTTCATCGTTCGCTTTGAGATCCCGGAGGCATTGCAGGAACAGCTGGATCGTTTCCAGTTCCCTCTGCCGATGGTGATCGAACCGTTGGAAGTCAAGACCAACAAGCAGAGTGGCTATGTCACCAAGCATGGTTCCATCATTCTGCGTAACAATCACCATGACGATGATGTGTGTCTCGACCATATCAATCGAGTGAACAAGATTCCGTTCAAGATTGATGAAGTGGTTGCAAGCCTCGTGAAGAACGAGTGGCGCAACATGGACAAGCCCAAAGATGGCGAGTCCAAGCAGGAATTCGAGAAGCGCAAGCGTGCCTTCGAGAAGTATGACCGCGTTGCCCATGACGTGCTGGGTCTGTTGACCCAAGAGGGCAATCACTTCTATCTCACCCACAAGTATGACAAGCGTGGCCGCATCTATTGTGTCGGCTACCACGTGAGCTATCAGGGCGCACCGTGGAATAAAGCTGTCATTGCATTCGCCAACGAAGAGGTCACTACCGATGAGTAAGAAAAAGGAATCCCCGAACTTCCCTCATATCGTGGAGTTCACTGACCTCAACGAGATGATGCAGGAAGTGCGTATCCACGCATCGAGGCATCGTCAGATTGCAATCGACTTCAGCGAAACCAAGAACGCTTGGGTCGTCACCATCATGGGAGCATTCAACTGATGTGTAAGAAATGCGTAGCAGCAGGAACCATGGGCAGTGCACTGGTAGTTGACGATGACAACGACATGGTTGCACTGCAAATCTCCGATGGGAACATCGTCACTGGTGTGATCATCGGTCCGGTCAACGAAGAGACCGTCAAGCTCATCGAGAACTATGCGAAGGAAGTTCGCAACCACCTCACCCTGATGAGTGCCAAGCAACCCGCTGTACTCAACTGATTCAACCTCATTTCTCAAGACGCTTAGGAGCCGAGAATGCAGACTTTTACTGGCAAGCAATACCTTCAGATCGATCTGGCCAATAACTTTGGACTGGACAAGCTGACGTGGAATGAACGTCTGGCTTGGTTCGAAGAGAACAAGCACCAGATCAACCAGATGCTGCCGGAGGCAGATGAACCAGCACTGTTTTTCGCAGGGCTGAAGGCATGGGACTACTTCCTCAAGCAGAAGCCCAGCGGTTACATGCCCAGCTTCGATGCAACCTCTTCGGGGTTGCAGATTCTGGCCTGCCTCACGGGTGATCGTAAGGCTGCTCAGCTGTGCAATGTGCTGGATTTCACCGAGGATGCAGTAGCACAACGCCGTGACGGTTACACCGTCATCTACAAGGCCATGGTCGAAGAACTGACCAAGATGGGTGTCTATGCAGGCGGCATCGAACGTGATGACTGCAAGCAGGCAATCATGACTGCTCTGTATGGCTCTGAAGCCATGCCCAAGCAGGTGTTCGGCGAAGGCGTACAGCTGCGTGTCTTCTACAAGATCATGGCTGAGCATGCACCGGGTGCATGGGAACTCAATGACTTCTTCCGGCATGGTTGCTGGAATCCCGAAGCACTGGTCAACAGCTGGGTGTTGCCCGACAACTTCCATGTCCATGTCAAAGTCATGGACACCGTGAAGGAAGTCGTGCAGTTCCACAACCAGCCGTATGACACTTTCTACCGTGTGAACCAGCCCATGGAAGAGGGGCGTTCGATTGGTGCCAATGTGACCCACAGTCTCGATGGCATGATCGTTCGGGAGATGACTCGCCGTTGCATGTTTGAACCAGAGACCCTCATCCGAGTGATCCATGCTCTGAACAACCCGGCATCGCAGGAGTCCACTGATAAGGACTTCCAGATGACCGAGATCTTGTGGAACCACTACAAGAATTCAGGCTTCCTGAGTGCTCGCATTCTGGATCACCTGACTCCAGGCACAGTGTCGCTGGTCAATCCGGATGTCATCTGGGATCTGATCCGCACACTGCCGAACAAGCCGTTCGAACTCATTGCTGTGCATGACTGCTTCCGCTGCCTGCCCAACTATGTGAACGACCTGCGTCGGCAGTACAACCAGATCCTCAGCGATCTGGCTCGCTCGGAGATGCTGTCCTTCATTCTGACCCAGCTGCTGGGCAAGAAGACCCGGATCGGTAAGCTCGATCCGAACATGTGGAAGGATGTTCTGCACGCGGAATACGCACTGTCCTGATACCCTTCAAGGGGCCGCCATACCGGCGGCCCCACTTTGAACCAGAAGGGATAGACAGATGAACTCGCACGAGAACCTGCGTTACAACTTCTTCTTCAACAAGACCCGCCGTGAGTTTCACGTCGTGCCTGAAGGCAAGACTGGCGGCCCGAACAGCTTCCCGTTCGGTGACTTCAAGCTGGAACAGGATGATGAGCGTACCTACAACCAGTACGAGGCCGACCTGTTGGCCGAGCTGGAAGCGGCGATCAACACCCTTCAGGACATCGATCCGACCGAATTCACCGTGAAGATCATCGGCTATGGTGGCGTCGAAAAGACCATCCCACCGGGCAAGGAGGTGGTCAAAGACCCCATCGAGCCAGAGATCCCGGTCCCGGTCTCCGGTGAGATCCGAGCCAAGGCCAAGGGCATCACTGGCGGCGAAGCAGGCTAAGAGCCTCATCTAGAGTATGATTCAGGGGCTGCCACATGGCAGCCCTTCTCGTCAACAGTCCTAGAGGACACTCCGATGCCTGTACTGCAAGTCGCCTACAAGGAAGCGGCACCAAAGGTTGCTCTCGTTCAGATCGATGGCACCACTCTGCCGAGTGGTTACGTTGATGCTGGTTCCTTCGATCACCCCGATCCGGTCTACCCCGGCTCCCTCGTGCTGTATCACGGTGTCCGTGATGCCCTGTACCACTTCAAGCAGCTCAACATGGGCGAAGTGGAAATCCAGCTGGACGATGATGTCGTCGCCTCCTACGTCACGAGCATCGATGTGCCGTGGGGTGGACGTGATCTACGTCTGGATGATCCGCTGTATATCACGGATCGTCTCAACGCCCGTGCATGGCCTCCGGGTGCTGGTGATACCTCGCTGACCTACGAGTCCAGCGATCCCACCATCGTCAGCGTCAGTGACGAAGGTGTGCTGACTGCCCGTAAAAAGGGTACGGCCACCATCACTATCACTGCTCCGGGCAGCGAAGGCACTACCAAGCTGACCAAGAAGGTCACTGTGACTGTCGGCGGTTCCGCCGAGAATCCACCACCGCCAATCGCTGTCACTGGTGTCACCGTGACTCCAACCACTGCTTCCAAGCAGGTCGGCCAGACTCAGCAGCTGACTGCTGAGGTTGCCCCGGCCAATGCTTCGAACAAGAAGGTCAACTGGAGCACCAGTGACGCCACCAAGGCCACCGTTTCGGCGACTGGTCTGGTCACTGCGGTGGCTGCTGGTTCGGCAACCATCACGGCAACGACCGAAGATGGAGCCAAGAAGGCTACCTCGACGATCACCGTCACTGCTGCTACTGTGGCTGTCACGGGTGTCACCGTTGCACCGACCACCAGCTCCAAGGCCATGGGTGAAACCCAGCAGCTGACCCCGACTATCGCTCCGGCGAATGCCACCAACAAGGGTGTGAGCTACTCGTCGGCAACCCCGGCTGTGGCCACCGTCAACACTGCTGGTCTGGTCACTGCCGTATCGGCCGGTACTTCTGTCATCACGGTCAAGACCTCCGATGGCGACAAGACCGCAACCCATACGATCACTGTCACTGCCAACTGATTCGTTTCTCTGAATCATTGAACCAAGAGGCCCGCAGAAATGCGGGCCTTTTTCGTTGAGGACTGATAGACATGAAACTTCGCCACGTTGTCGAAGAAGCTGTGCAAGAGCTATTTGCCAAACTGTTGGCGAAGCCAGAAGGGGAATGGCTGACTGTGACGTTGACCAAAGGTCGAACCACGTCAGGCAGGAAGGTCATCTATGACCGCCTTCAGAAGATGTGCGAGTTGATACTCATTGAGTACAACCTCGACCCATCTCAGTTTCGAATCTGCAAAGGGTTTCCGAACGAGTGGGCGCAGATGCCCGCTAATCAGCAATCCAAGCTGTACCGAGCAGCTATTGCCACCTACAACGGAGGCAACTACAAGATGATGCACGGCCGTCAGGCTGGTAAGAGTCAGCTGCACCAAATCCTTCGATCCATGAACAAACCACTACCCCGAGGTAAGCCATGAGCAGCACCGTTCGTCAGCACGGCTTCATTGCCGTACTCGCCCGCCCCATTCCGGAAGATCAGCGTGAGGATCTGACCGAGAAGCTCTACAACGCCAAGTCCAAGCTGGACATCAACTACGAAGGCACCCTCGTGTACTTCGATGCGAATCGCCATGAGAGCTGGGAAATCCGTGAGGATGTGTATGGTCTGTTCTTCGGCCACGATGTCTCGCATCGTGAGCAGATGGAAGCAGAACTGCTGACCCACAATCTGATGATTGATGGGCACACCATGCGTCCGTACAACTGCATCTACTACAACGGTAGTGACAGTCCGTTGGATCTGCTGTCCAAGGAAGAATTCTTCCGTAAGACGCAGCAAGTCTGATGAAACATCATGACCGTCGAAAGACGATCATCGAGAAAATTGAAAGCCGGTGTTCCGTTGAGGACACCGGCTTTCGTGTTGAAGGCAAGCCCTCACCATGTCATCTCTGGACTGGTCCGACATCTGGCTCTGGTCGAGGTGGTGGCTATGGCCGCATGTCTCTCGATGGTCAGACCGTAGCAGTACACCTTGTTGCCTACACTCATTACTACGGGTACATCCCGAGTAAGAAACAGGTGGATCACCTGTGCAACCAAAGGAAGTGCTGCAACCCTCAGCATCTGGAGCTGGTCACTCATCTCCAGAACCAAAGGCGTCGTGACAAACGAGCCAAGGGGAAGACATGAGCGATGAAAATTCCATTCTTGGGTATCGAGCTGACGGTTCGCCGATTGAGAATCGGCAACCCGGTTTCTTCTACACCGCAGCACTCATCATCTGCCACCACTGCAATGGAACCATTTCTGGCAGCGGCGGTCCTGCACACGGCTCGACTTGTGCGAGCTGCTGGGACAAGGGGTATCGATACCATGGCAACGAATGATCTGCACAACCCCATTCCTGAGTATTCGGAACGGTTGTGGGGTCAGCCCAACAGGCACGACATCTTGGTGACTGATGAAACAGCCACCATGCCACGTCTGGCTTTCGATGTACTTAGGGAGTACAGCCACAGTACACCCACCGCCGTAGCCGATGGGAAAATGTGGAAGTTGCGTTTCGAATGCTATCGAACCATGGAGGTCACTTGGTATCTCCGTTGGTACGCCATCACCAACAAGCAAGTCACGATCCACAGTCGCAAGATTGTGATCGCTGACTGGAAGCAACTCTTAGGAAGCTGACATGAGCAAGGTCATCTACCTCGATGGGACTGAGACTCTGGTTCTGACTCGTGAGATGGTTCTTGGTCGGCGAGACAATCGCCATTGCCCTCTGAGGGACTGGGAAATCACAGTCATGATGATGATTGCACATGCTGCCCGGTTTCCGGGTGCAGCAATCATCGGTGAGTACAACCCGAACGAATCACCACATCGCGGACAAATGGTAGAGCTGGTTACGGGACTGATGCGCACACGCATGATTTTCATGCGGGAAGGTCAGTACCTTTTCAGGGTCTACGACACAGAAATGGTGCTTCGGTTTTATGACCGAGGCGGCCCCAACGACAACGAACTCATAAGGATTGACCTCGGATGGAACTCCTTTCCGTAAACACCCGTGAACTGAAAACCATGCTGTCAATCTGCATGGAATCCAACCTCGTTCCCATGATCCATGGTTCCCCCGGCATCGGTAAGTCGGCTGTGACCCATGGTGTGTCCGACGATTACCAGCTGCAACTGATCGATCATCGTCTGAGCACTGCCGCTCCGGAAGATCAGACCGGCTTGCCGTTCCGTGATGGAGATCGTGCACGCTTCATGCCGTTCGCCGATCTGTTCCCGATTGCCGGGGACAAAATCCCGACCGGCAAGCAGGGTTGGTTGTTGTTCCTCGATGAGATCAACTCGGCTCCGAAGTCAGTCATGGCATCGGCCTACAAGCTGATCCTCGACCGCATGACTGGCCAGCACAAGCTGCATGAGAACGTAGCGATCATTGCTGCGGGTAATCTCAAGACCGACCGTGCAATCACCAACGACATCGGCACTGCCTTGCAGAGTCGCATGGTCCATCTGGAGCTGCGTGTCGATCACAAGATCTGGATGGAAGACGTAGCTCTGGCTCAGAACTACGATGACCGTATCATCGGTTTCCTCAGCATGTTCCCGGACAAGCTGATGGACTTCCGTCCCGATCACAATGACCGCACCTTCTGCTGCCCACGCACGTGGGAGTTCATGAACCGCATGATGCACCACATGGATGGCAGCCCCCGTGCAGTCACCAGTGCCAATGCGGCCTTGTACGCCGGTACGATCACCTCGGGTGTTGCTACCGAGTTCCTGACCTACTGCAAACATGCAGCCGATCTGGTCAGTCTCGAAGACGTGCTGAAAGCTCCTGCGGAGTGCCGTGTGCCCTACGAAGCAGCGGTCAAGTACGCCACTACCACCCACCTGCTGTCGTCCGTCAAGGGCGATACGCTGGCTCCAGTGCTGGAATACATCACCCGGTATGATGCCAGCTTCAAGATCATGTTCGCCCGGCAGCTGGCGATCCGTCATCCCACACTGGCAGGGCATCCGGCATTCGCTCAGTTTCTGAGCAAGATGACCCACCTGCTCAACGCCTGAACCAAGGAGGCTGTATGGCTTACTCCGCCTGCCCGGAAAAAGACCTCAACCTGTACGAACTCAACAATCGTCTGGACAAGGCAAAGACCCAGATCTTTCTGGGTAGCAACTCGGGCTTCTATGGCTCGTTGCTGTGCAGCCTCAACTTCATCTGGTCACGTGAGTGCCAAACGGCAGCCACCGATGGTGTCAACATCTGGTGGAATCCCGATTGGTTCATGACCCTCTCGATCAAGACGGTGGCAACGATCATCCGTCATGAGCTGGATCATGTTGCTCGACTGCACATGCTGCGGAAGGGCGACCGTGACATGCGTATCTGGAACTATGCCTGCGATTACCGGATCAACAACGATCTGGAAAACGATGGCTACAAGTTCGATGGTACGCATCCACTGATCGATCACTCGTTCGACAAGAATGAGCTGATGGCTGAAGAAGACATCTACCGTCTTCTGACCCAGAAGGGTGCACCCTCTCTTGGCTCATGGGAGCCAGATGGTGAAGTGGACATCGTGCCTGTCGAAGTCACTCCGGAGATCGCCAACAAGATCATCGGTAACGTGGTCTCGGCGGTGCACACTGCCAAGGCTTGTGGTGAACAGACGCCGGGCAATGTAAGCAAGATTGTGGAGCAATTCCTCAATCCGATCATCGACTGGCGAATCACCCTGCGTCAGTTCTTCACTGATCAGATGAACCAAGACTTCTCCTATCGTCGGCCCAATCGTCGTTTCCACGATGAGTATCTGCCGAGTCTGATGGATGAGGATGAAGGCCGTCTTGAGTGCCTGCTGTATTTCCAAGACGTATCTGGCTCGATCACCGAGCAAGACAGTCTGCGATTCAATTCTGAGCTGAAATATGTCTGGGACGATCTCCGTCCCAAGAAGATCATCGTTGCTCAGTTCGACACGATCATCCAAAAGGTGGACGTGTTCGAGAACGAAGACCGATTCGACTGGATCGAAACGGTTGGTGGTGGCGGTACGTCACTTGAACCAGTGCTTGAGATGATCCTGAAAGAGAAGCCGACAGCCGCTGTGATTTTCAGCGATCTGTTCTGCGCTCCGATGGATTGCTCCAGCGTCCACTGCCCTCTCATCTGGGTCACTATCGGAAACCGAAGTGCACAGGTTGAGAAGGGCGTCATGATCCACATCAAGTAAAGGAACTCTCATGTTCAATCGCGGAAAGATGTTGATGGCCGGTCTGCTGGCTGGCCTCGGTGCAACTGCTGGTCGCCGTAAGGTTGACCAGACTCCGGTTGCCAAGACCAAGGGCATTGCCCGTCATCGCAACCCGAATGCTCGCTACCACGGTGGCAAGCATACGTCCCGTGCACTGCCGCACATCCACGAAGCCTACATCGTGGAAGCCCAGAAGAAGCGTGATCGCAAGAACGCGAAGCGGGCCATCGAATTCGGGTACGCCTGATCATGATCATCAACGGACACGCTCTCCTGTCGGCCGCACCCATCGTGGACATGGTTCCTCATAAGATCACCAACGGTGACGTGTCCTATGGTCTGGGCGAAGCTGGATACGACATCCGCATCAAGCAGAAGGTTCGCTTCTACCGCTGCAATGTCACTGGCATTCCGAAGGTGGAAGTAGATGACAGCTGGTATGACAACGTAGGTACTTTCACTTTGGCCTCGGCCATCGAGGAATTCCAGATGCCCTCGCATCTGGTGGGCATCGTTCACGACAAGTCCACATGGGCACGTCGTGGTCTGTCGGTGTTCAACACAGTCATCGAGCCGGGCTGGAAGGGCTTCCTGACTCTGGAACTGGTCTACCACGGTTGGGATGAGTTGGTCATCCCCGCTGGCTCAGGCATTGCCCAAGTCGTCTTCCACGAGACGGCTTGCAATGCTCGATACAATGGTAAGTACCAGAACCAAGAGGATAAACCCGTTGCAGCCCGAAAAGCCTGAGATCGATTACTCGATCTATCCAGAACCTCCAAAGCCACGTAAGCGCAAACACCCGTATCGGGTCATGCTTGATCATCCGAAGCGGCAGCATCTACCTGAGCCGCACAAGCAATTCGATACGGGACTTACTCGACGCAACCGAGCAAGGTGAACCATGAAGACCTTTGCCAATCTCTGCATGGCTTGTAACAAGCAGCATGTGTGGGCATTGGTCCACCCCATGTACGCCAGTGTATGCGGGGACTGTGTAAAAACAGATCCCCGTGTTGACTGGGATGAATCAGAAGAACAGTACACGCTGTTCGGCTATTGCAGTTGTGGTGAACGTGGGCCTGTCAACTTTGGTAGGCATGACACGGACTATCAGTATTACTGCAATGGCAGTCCTCGTTGCTGCCCCTGATTCTTTTTCGTGGGCATTCGCCCACAACCAACAAGGAGCTTTCCATGGCAACTGCCAAGAGCAAGAAGACTGTCACCAAGAAGGTGGCCAAGAAGACTGCTGACAAGAAGAAGCCGATCAAGGTTTCTGCTGCACAGGCCCGCAAGGCGATGAAGGGTGCCAACGTCATCCAGCCGCCGAAGAAGCGTGCATACAAGCGCAAGCCGAAGGTCGAACTGAACGCACCACTGCCGCCATCGGAACTGATGCAGGCAGAAGCTGCTGGTCCGAACCCGAACTACGTTTCGGAGCCGAAGACCCTGAGCCTGTTCGACGTGAACCTGCTGGACGTGCGTGGCATGCCGCTGGCCGTCAAGGCCATGTTCCTGCTGGAACTGCAATCGCTGGGCTTCGTGGACATTGATCTGGAGACCCCGGTCGATGCCGGTCTGCTGTCCCCGATCAGCCTGCGTGCCATGGAAGTGGTTCGCCTGAACCAGCAAAACAAGATCCTGACCTTCCGCAAGTACAAGGATCTGAAGACCGAAGATGGTGTCATCACCATCCCGACCGCCTACAACGCTGGCGTCGTCGTCTTCGACACCGAAAAGCGTCTGGCCACTCCGGAATCTCTGGAAGTGGACGGCGTGACGTACAGCAAGGTTCTGTGATCCTTTTGATGGGGTGATCTACCCCGGAGGGAAGACCTGCGTCTCAGCACCGCAGGCATGAGCGAGTCGTGAGACTTTAAAAATTGCTCAGACACACGACGGTGTGGCAGTCGGTGGAAGCCCGACACCTTTTCTATGCCAAGTGCCGAAAGGCGGTTAGCTCGTGGTGCAACCCCACAGCCGAGTAGCGATGGTTCAGTATCCGGTTCAAGTCCGGGGCGCTACTCACTTGGCTCCATAGAGCAATTCAGAAGCGGCAAAAGGGCTACGCCTGCCAGCGATTGCAACTAGCTTAGGCCGAATCAGCTGATAAGCCTTTGCGAAGGATCTTGCATCTGAGCAGCCACCATATCTCCTACATGGAGAGCCGCTCCTGTATTGCTTTACCCACCCAACGAACCAAGGAGGACATTGTGTCCGAGTTCAAGCAGTTTGCTGCCAAGGTCGCTGAGCGTTTCGCCAAGATGGTGGAAACGGGCGATCTGTTCCGTACCAATGTCGGTGCCGACAACCTGTGGGATGCCTATCTGGCAGCCTTCCCGGAAGGCACCAACCCCATGTTCCGTGTTCGCACCGAACATGATGGCTCCTATGACCGCAGCTTCATCAAGCGTGTCGGTGGTGTTGTCGCCATCAACGATGATGGCACCATCCAGACCGTGTGGCAGGACTTCAACTCGCTGCCGTACCCGTACAACGAAGTGGCCGCCACTCTGCATGAGCTGGTTGCTACCTCCAAGATCGATGGCCTGTTCCGTACCAAGGAAACGAACGCCGGTCACAAGCCGAACTTCGAAGAGATCGTCGTCGGTGGTCTGGTTACTCAGCACATGTGGACCCACTTCTACGTGGATCTGCCCCGCTTCGCCATCACTTCCGAGCCGGGCACTGTCATCGGTACTGCATCGACCAACGCTGGTGTGATGCGTCGTGGTCTCACCGAGATTACCATGGATGCACTGGACCAGTACATCGACCTGTCTGGTTCGATCTACCGTGGCACCGAGTTCCTGCCCAACGTCCAGCACTTCCGCAATGCCAAGAAGCTGTGGGACAAGACCCCGGAAAGCAAGCAGGACATCCTGCTGTGGGCGAACTACAAGGATCTGCGCCTGCTGATCAAGAACACCGCAGTCGGTACGCTGCTGGTGAACCTGTCCGAAGGCATGCCGGTCGAGCAGGCAGTGGCTGCATTCGAGTCGATGGTCGCTCCGACCAACTACCGTCGAACCACGGCCCTGATCACTCCGGCCATGGTTCAGAATGCCCTGAAGAAGATCGCCGAACTGGGCTTCGAAAACAGCCTGTATCGTCGCCATGCAACACTGGCCGATCTGAGCATCAATGATGTTCTGTGGGCTGATGCGTCGGCCAAGAACCTCATGGCTGGTTCGATCAGTGACATCCTGATGTCTGCTGCGGTCAAGAAAGCACCTGCCACGCAGGGCGTCGAAGAGATGAGCATCGAAGACTTCATGTCCAACGTGCTACCGAAGGCTTCCACGCTGGAGGTGTTCGTCTCCAATGGTCATCAGAAGAATCTGGTGAACATCACCGCTGCCAAGCATGCTGATGCCCCGTCCATGTTCAAGTGGGACAACAGCTTCGGCTGGTCCTACAAGGGCAACGTGACCGACTCCATCAAGGAGAACGTCAAGGCAGCCGGTGGCAACATCAATGCTGACCTGCGTGTCTCGCTGGCGTGGCACAACAGCGACGATCTGGACCTGCACTGTGAGGCTCCGGGCCGTGGCCACATCTACTTCAGCAACAAGTGCGGCATCCTCGACGTGGACACCAACGGCATGGGGCCGAAGAACTCGATCAATCCGGTCGAGAACCTCGCCTTCATGCGTCCGAAGGACGGCAACTACCGCGTCTGGGTGAACCAGTACGCTGCACGTGCAGATAACCAGTCCAAGCCGGGCTTCACCCTGCAAGTCGAGTGTGATGGCCAGCTCCATGAGCTGACCTATGCACCGGCTGTCCGTCAGAGCACCAACGTCATGTGCGTCACCATCCACATGAAGGATGGCAAGATCGCCAACATGACGGTGGATGATGCCAAGCTGACCCATATGGGTCAGAGCATCAAGACCTCGGGAATCGAAACTGAGTCCTTTGTGCGGGTGTCGTCCGCTCTGTTGTCCCCGAACCATTGGGGCGAGCAGAGCATCGGCAACAAGCACTACATCTTCCTGCTGGAAGGTGCACGTACCGATGAGTCGGTGCGAGGGATCTACAACGAGTTCCTGCATGACGGCCTGAACGAACATCGCAAGGTCTTCGAGACCCTCGGAGCCAAGACGATGATCGAACCGGAAGGCGAACAGCTTGCCGGTCTGGGCTTCAGCTCGACCATCCGTGCCGAAGCGATCTTCAAGGTCGCCGGTCCCACCATCAACAAGACCATCAAGGTCAAGTTCTGAGGCAACAACCATGTCCGAACTGAACATCTTCGAAGTCGCTTCCCGCAAGCAGCTTCGTTTCACCAGTGCCAAGGGTCTGCTGACCGTTGAGCACCTGTGGTTGCTGCCGCTGACCAGTGCCAATGCCGACTCGCTCGACAAGCTGGCCATCGGCGTCAACCGCGAACTGCGGGAACTGGCTGAAGATTCCTTCGTGGACTCCAAGCCGAATCCCCGCAAAGCCGAGCTGACGCTCCAGCTCGACATCCTGAAGCACGTCATCGGCGTGAAGCAGGCTGAGAACGCCGCCAAGCTCGCCGATACCCAGCGGCGGGAACAGATCGCACAGATCGAAGCGGCGCTCGCAGAGAAGCAGGGAGAAGCCCTCAAGGGCATGTCCACTGCCGACCTGGAGCAGAAGCTCAAGGATCTCCGATCCTGAAGGCGTGACGGGCCACTGGCGCAGCCTAGCTTTTGAAACCAGTTGACAGCCGGGAAAGACCGGCACTGCTACGGGGGTAGCAAGTCTGGTCATCCCGTTTGAACCAGAGACTCAAATACTTAGATTGTTCACACGACCTTGGCCAAGGTTGCGTGTGACGAAGGAGTCGTCAGAGATTACCTAGCCTAGGGTTTCTAAGGCCCACATGGGCAGGTTTACCTCTGAACCAGCCGATCCAGCGGGTTTCGGCATACCCCCACCTTTCGCTCTCATCGGAGAGCAACCTTGGCGCATACCGCCCAATGTTGTGTCTGGACGCTCACACTTCCTACCAACATGTGCTAAGGTTGCTCCCCGATGCGTGCGAAGACGCATCACCGGGAACCATCTCAGGCTGAGTGGTTCCCATCTTGCCGGATAGCTCAGTTGGTAGAGCACACGACCGATAATCGTGTGGTCACAGGTTCGAGTCCTGTTCCGGCAACCAGTTTCAAGACGGGGTGAGTTATCAGATGGGCGCTGAGCCAGACTGTAAATCTGGCGTCTCCGGACTCGCATGGTTCGACTCCATGTTGCCCCACCATCATTGAAACAGGGACACCAACCGCATGCTTCCCGCTCGATGCCATGCACTGGTGGGTTTCACTCAGCAGATACCCGAAGGGCTGAGCCGTAAGTTGACACACGGGAGATTGCTGCGTGCACAGCAAGAAGTCAGCAATGCACACGTATTGTGGGTGTAGCGCAGTCTGGTAGCGCGCTTGCTTTGGGAGCAAGATGTCGGGGGTTCGAATCCCTCCGCCCGCACCACCGTTTGGTCGAGTAAGTCTGGTAGCAGATCCGTCTGCACCCCATGCTCAAGAGTCGTTGGATGACACTGACGGCGGCCAACAAACAGAAGTCGCCTGCTGTATATCAGGCACAGCACGAGTTCCATGTAAGGCCCGAGCTAGTTGGTGAGGTTGTGGCCCACCAAGGTGATGACCGCCTATCTGCATGGTTCAAGCTGCTACCGCATGTCCGCCTCACACACCGACAGGTCAGTGAGGGCTAATTTCTCAGCGCAAATCGCTGAGGACGAATAGAGATAGATGCCTCCAAGGCATGCGGATAGCAGTTCCATCTTCAAGAGTGAACTTATGGGAGTGGGACGAGTACAGTCCCGAAGCCGTGCGTCGGTCTTACCATAGGCATAGCCACACGGACGCACTACGTGATGGCACTTTTCCACGGGGCCGTCTAGAACGGAGAAAGAGTAGGGGATGCAGCATGGTGGAACTTGCTGCATCTATGACTATCAGGTGCTTCTAGACTACCTGAAACTCTAAACCTACTCCCCCACATATTCAGGGGTGTCGCCAAGCGGCCAAAGGCACCGGGTTTTGATCCCGACATTCGAAGGTTCGAATCCTTCCACCCCTTCCATCAAGATCACTTCAGTAGTACGCCTTGCTCATTCCTAGTAAAGAAGGAATATTGCCTCACAAGACCCGACACCGTGCACAGGTAGCCGGAAAACTATGAGAGCCGGAAAGCAAGTTACATAGACGTATGCAACCCAAGTTCCCGCGAAGACCTCTAGACTTGCCCGCTCAGGACAAGGTAAGTCCACGCAGTAAACAAGGCGTACTTCTGAAGTGATTTCCATGCAGGTAGCCACCTTACGGCTATAAGATCTGAGGTTAGGCTCTCAGACGCCTGCGCCATCTTCGAACCAAGTGGTGAGCCTGAACTCAGCAGGAAGGTCGCACCCTTTTGCACTGGGCAAGCTCTTGGTTCGAGTCTCAAGGTCTGGATGACTTCATCCTTCAAGACGGACCATAAATGTCTACGAAGGGTCTTTCCGTGTTGGGATCAATACGGCAGTGGGTTGTGGGTGCTTGGACTGACCCCCAAGGTGAACCCTCCGTCCTCGTAGCACTATCCACGGACGCTAACTATGGAATTTGCCAGATGTGGTTCTAGGACTGCATCTGAAACTGCACAGCCTCATTCTCTACATGAAGGTGATGTGCGGCCATTGCCGACGTTGTAGAGCGTCATGTGCCTTGAGCCGTATGTCAGTGCAGTTTCAGATGTTGTCCACAACAGTAGGAGCCATGGGCCTAATCACCCCGATGGCACAGATCACTGAGGGCGGTGCATTTCTAATGCAGGACTTTGAAGGGGTTCCAACGCCGACCCCACCTTGGCAACATCGCAGACCCAGCCTGCTCGGCTCTAAGAGTACGGGGACGGAGGTATCCTCCTATCCTAGCGGTCCGGTCGATTCAACAACCCGAGTCCCCGTTTCTATGGTGTCCATAGCTCAGTGGTAGAGCAGCGACCTTCTAATTCGCGGGGCGTTGGTTCGAATCCAACTGGACACCCCACCAAGGCTATTTGCAGATGACAATCCCGTCATCTCCAAGTGGCTTTTTTCATGATCAAGGAAATCAAGCTGATCTTGGCTGTCCTGTACTGGGCAGTTCTGATCGGTGGCGTTTTGCCGTACCTGTTCTCAGCTCGTAGCTATGAACTGGTGTTGGCAGGCTTCGTCCTGCTGATCGTGTCGGCATACGTCACTTATTACCGCCTGACGCTCAAGTGGCGTCCCAAAAAGGAAGAGAAGTCCGATGCGTAAGCTCTCCATTCTGCTGGTCATCATGGCCATGCTGTTCCTGACCGCCTGCTCCAAGGTGCCTGCTGGCAACGTTGGTGTAAAGGTCTACCTGCTCGGTGGCGACAAGGGCGTCGATGCCCAACAGCTGACGCCGGGTCGCTACTGGATCGGCTGGAACGAAGATCTGTTCCTGTTCCCGACGTTCACCCAGAACTACACGTGGGCGAAGGCCGAGGACAAGAATGAAGAACTCGGCTTCCAGACCATCGATGGCATGGAAGTGTTCGGTGATGTCGGTATCTCGTACCAGATCGACCCGAACAAGGCTGCGGAGATCTTCCAGAAGTACCGCAAGGGTGTGGATGAGATCACCAACATCTACCTGCGCAACATGGTTCGTGACTCGCTGGTGAAGAATGCCAGCAAGCTCAGCGTCGAATCCGTGTATGGCTCGGGCAAGACCGATCTCATCAATGCCGTGCAGAAGGAAGTGTCCGATCAGGTCTCCCCCATCGGCATCCGTGTCGAGAAGATCTACTGGATCGGTTCGCTGCGTCTGCCGCCGAAGGTGGTTGCATCGATCAACGCCAAGGTGGAGATGACACAGGAAGCCCAGCGTATCCAGAATGAAGTGCTGCGTGCCGAGGCGAAGGCCAAGGTGGACGTTGCCACTGCACAGGGTACTGCTGACGCTCTGATCATTGCATCGCAGGCTGAGGCCGAAGCGATCAAGATCAAGGCCAATGCCATCTCGGCGAATCCGCAGATCGTCCAGTACGAAGCTGTGCAGAAGTGGAACGGCCAGCTGCCGACCACCAATGCTGGTGGTGCTGTTCCGTTCATCGGGCTGAAGTGAGCAGAGAGACGGGACTTCGGTCCCGTCTCTTTTTATTTTTCAAGGAGAGACATGAGCAGATCGTGGATGAATCCGCTGCCACGCCCGGCAGTTCCAGCACGCCAAACGTGGGACAGGAACAGTGGTAGCAAGATGATCCAGTTTGAGCTGATCAATGAGCTATCCGAAACGGACCAAGCCCATCTTCTGATCTTTGTTCTTGAAGGTCAGAACATCGGGCGCTGGCTCCCCAAGTCACAAATCAAGATCCCATATGCCGACGTGGTAGAAATCCCCCGTTGGCTTGTGGATCGCATCAAAGAAGAGATCAAGTCGTATGGACAAGCTGACAAGTAGCAAGCTGGAATTGGCTCTGGTAACTCCAGATGCAATCGAGATCTGGAACGGAGTAATCAAGCGTTGGCGCTTGTTCTTCACTCTGTCCTATCTGACTCACAGACCGACTCTGTTCGTTGGTCGAGCCAATCAGAAGCCGGAACCATGGCTGGTGGTGGACACTCGCAAACGAGTGATCATGAAACTGCCGATCACTGACGAAGATGTGTTCAACGGCATCCGTGATCTGGAAGATCGACTGGCCAAGATTGGCCTTCAGTTGACGCTGCGGTACGACATGGACAAGCAGAAACGCAAGTTCATTTCGATGCGTCTCATCCCAACCCATGGCGGTGCAATGACGACAGTCCTTGACCGCATCAAGAAAGGTGAGAAGAAAGATTATGTCCAATTCGCCCTCAACGAGCGCTGGTGATGCGTGGGCCAAGGCCCACTATCAGCATGACCTCAAGCCAGAGGACAAGCCTGCATCGGTCATCGATGTGCTGATCAAAACCCAGTTCTACTGCTGCGAATGCCATGGAACCAATCTGGTCAGTGATGGCCCCTGCGTTTGGGATTTCGACAAGCAGGAGTGGGTCCGCAATGGCGAGGTGTACGACGACACGTTCTGTTCGGATTGCGAACATGACGTAAAGGTCTACACCAAAGAAGTCGTGGTGGGACTATGAGCCTACGCAATGACCGTGCTGTCACTCAGGTAATGAAGGCTGCCCGAGAGCGCAAGGTCAAAAACCTGACCATCTTCGGCCACACCCCGTTACCCAACAAAACTCAGACGCTTGTCACCATCATGGCAGTGGCCGATGCGATCAACATGCCCATGATCGATTTGGTGGACAAGATTCTGAACCAAGGAGATGAAGGTGGAACGAGTACCGTACCAACCCAACGTCAGTCTGAAGACTGATCCATCCGTCAAAGATCACCACTTGGCTCAAGCCCTTCGAGAGGTGCGCTACAGCAAAGAAGTGGAAGAGATCTTCAGACAAGCAGCAATCCTTGCTGCCAAGGAGACCGCATGAAATCAGTGGACGCACCCATCATCCTCGCTGACTCGATCAGTCCCGAAGGCATCCGACTGATCACGTGGCAGCTGCGTTACTGGCGTCCGATCCATGCCGAGCTGATGACGCACCGTGTCTTCAGTCGCAATGCTGGTTCCAGCCGTGCACGTCCGTCTGCGGCCATTATCCAGCAAGTCATGGATGATCCGTGGGGTCCGTTGCACTGGGGCAAGAACGAACCGGGCATGCAAGCCAATGCAGAATTGGAAGGCGAAAGTCTTTTCAATGCCCGAATGGCTTGGAGCAGTGCTGCATTGATGGCAGCCGCTGAAGCAACGACTCTTGTAAGGGCTGGTGCACACAAGCAGATCGTCAATCGTCTGCTGGAACCCTTTACCTACATCGACGTGGTTCTGTCGGGCACCGACTTCGCCAACTGGTACGCACTGCGTGACCACAAGGATGCACAGCCGGAAATCCGTGAGCTTGCCTCGCTGATGAAGGAAGTGCAGGCACACAGCACCCCTACTCTGTTGCAGCCGGGTGAATGGCATCTGCCATACATCGAAAGCAAGGATGTTGTCGAAGCCAAAAAGTACCTCAAGATCGGGCGCATCACACGTGATGAGCCTCGTGATGAGGAAATCATTGAGCTGCTCAAGAAGGCATCTGCCGCTCGCTGTGCTCGTGTCAGCTACAAGCTGTTCGATGGCAGCAATGCCAACTTCGAAGCTGACCTTGACCTGTTCAATCGTCTGCTGGTGAGCCAGCCTCTCCATGCAAGTCCGGCTGAGCATCAGGCAACGCCTGATGTGTGGGTCGGTGATCGTCATTCGGCCGAATGGCAGCATTCAGATGAGCACGGCAACTTCCGTGGGTGGCGACAGTTCCGCAAGATGCTGCCCAACGAGTTCGTTCCGGGTTAAGCCATGGCCAGTCCCAACGAAGACACCTACCAGCATGTGCGTAAGGAAGCAGAAAAGATCTTGCAGAAGAGGCTGGACTACAACCTTGCAGTACAGCAGGTCAAGAACTTCGCTGGCCCTGACGACACAGCACCCAACTGGTTCGCTCTTGCGAAAGTAGGAGCAGCCATAGCCTCAATGCGATTGCTGCCAGACGACATGGTGGCACACCGCCAGTTCTACTGGCGGACCATCATCGACAAGTCTGTTGATCCACCTGTGGCTTACATGCTCATCCCGAACGATGATTTCATGAGCGCCATCTGATCCCTTTTATGGGTTCAAACCCCTGTGCAGATTTGCATGGGGGTTCTTTTTTACATCTTCTGGAGATAGATAACGATGGAAGTAGCGAATACTGACCGTAAGGTCCAAGCAGCACTGATCGGCAGTGCAGGTGAATCGCAAGCTGTGACTGTTGCAGGTACTCGTGAATTCATCGAGATGCTGTCGTCCAACTTGTACTCCCGACCGCAGGAAGCAATCATCCGTGAGATCCTCTGCAATGCAGATGATGCCCACAAGGATGCTGGCTACGAAGGTCCAATCGAAGTCAAGATCGATGATGAGTACACACTCACCATCCGTGACTTCGGCAAGGGTATTCCCCATCACCTAATGGGTAGTATCTACGGCTGCTACGGCGGCTCGACCAAGAAGAAAGATTCCATGGCAACGGGTGGCTTCGGCCTCGGCTGCAAGTCCCCGTGGTCATACTGTGACGTGTTCCAAGTGGTGAACCACCACGAAGGCGAAGCCGTCATCTACTCGATGCTGCGTGTCAGCCCGGACCACAATGGCCTGCCTGCCATCGTTCCACTGGCTCGCTATCCGTCGAACCAGACGGGCATCGAAGTCCGTCTGGATCTGAAGGTGGGTGATGTCAACAACTTCACCCAGCTGATCCGTGACATCACCTACCGTGGTGGCATGAAGGTCAAGTTCAATGGCGATGATCTGCGGGCCATTGAGTACGATTCGGAAGCCAGCTACAAGCTGCTGACCCAAGGCAAGCTGACCAACAAGATCATGGTCAAGTACGGTGCGGTTCTGTACCCGGTAGAGCGCCATAGCATCTATGGTGATCTGTATGACCAGATCGTGGCTTACATGCCACACAGCGACTACCTGATCCTGCAAGCAGCACCAGACAGTCTGATCATCTCTCCCAACCGGGAGAACGTGTCGTACCTCGACAAGACCATCAAGACTATCTGGGAATTGATCCGGACGTTCATGACCGAGATCAATGCGAAGGCTGAGCCATATGCCCGCAAGCTGATCCAAGAGGGGAACCAAAAGTGGATCGAGAAGAACGGCGCCAACTGGATGACATTCGACCCGAACAAGCACCACTACCTGCATTCACCGGAATTCGGAATGGACTTCCGTCGTCTGGACGTGTTCCATCAGGTGATCCATTCCAAGCTGTCTCATGTCTATCCGAGCCATCTGTGGAAGTTCGACATGGAAGACCGCATCAAGCGGACCCGCAAGCTGATCAAAGGCCATCGTGAACGCAAGTTCTTCGAAGGCTATGTCAAGAAGTTCCGTCTTGGTCAGATCTCCGCAGAAGGCGGTAGCAGCTCACGTAGCCGAAATCGATTTGCTCGTGATGTCGTGTTCCGTGAAATGATCCGTGTTGCTCACCGTGGTGGGTTCAACTTCAAGAACATGCGCTTTGGTTTCAACTACAGTGCGTACTACCCCGGTATGAACAAGTCCACCCAGATGCCTCAACTCATCGAGGACATTCGTCACTACGGAGCCAAGAACCTTGGCGAGCAGTGGGAACGGTGGGCAAATGCTCCAGTGGTCATCAGTCACACGATGCGTGGCCCGTTGGATTCCACCCGGACTCCGAAGAACTACTTCCTGTACGTGGTTCCACGAAAGGAAGATACGGTCAAGGATGCCATCGAGCATCTGAAGAAGCATGGCTATGAAGTCATCGACATCACCAATGAGCAGAAGCTCACTGCTGGAGCCAAGAAGGAAAAGGCAGCTGGCTTCCCAACCATTGGCGTGTTGCGCAAGTGGAAGCGATGGGACATTCGGAAAATCCCGATGCTCAACTACGCACGTGACATCGTTGATCCAGTGGATCTGGTGGAAGAACCTCGGTTCTACATCAAGACTTCCATCCGTTCCAACACCACGCAGTACGACCCGACTGACATTGATTCCTACGTCTGGCGGGAATTCGTTGTGGACATGGTTCCGGATGACACTGCTGTCGTGACCACTGATGCAGACGTGAAGCGTTTGCTCAAGCTCGGCGCACGTCCTGTCATGGAGCATGTGTATGAGCAGCTGTGCGATCTGTGGCGTGACCGTGAGGTCCGTCAACTGTTCGCATACATGGGTTGGGATGGTTCGTCCACCAACATCTATGACCGTCGAGCCAGTGACCTCAAGCGTCTGCTGAACAATGACTGGTATCGAGAGAAGTTCGGTATCACCGTCAAGTGGACTGACGAACTGGAGAAGAAGGTCATGTTGCTGTCCCAGTACAAGATGAAACATTGGGACTTCCACGGTCGTGGCACTCAGCGCATCCTCGACACCAACAACCTGAAGCGTCAGATCTTCGGCCTCGTAGGCCAGAAGGAGCCAAAGAAGTTGACTGCACTGTTCGACTTCTTGAGCAGCAACCCGGTTGTCTCCGAGATCGATATTGATCTTGAGCGACTCATTTACCGGGCGAACGGCCACCCCGACGAAGCAATGCGTAACAAGCTGAGTCGGATTCTTTCCATCATCATGGAGTAAGTATGAAGATCACCGTTGTTGCGGCCATCCTCAAGGATGACTGCCTGACGCTGATCACCCCGGAGGGCAAGTATCACAAACTTGCCCAAGGTGATCCGCGCATTCGTCCGGTCATTGACCGAATCCTCCCGATCATCAGCACCGGCGAGTCCATCGAAGTGGACTTGGAACAGGAACTGAAGATCGTCAACCACTACGCAGAGTTCGAACGTCGCACCAATGGTGCGGTCAAGTTCTTCCGCGTACTCAAGTCCAAGCTGGCTGGCTGGTTCGGCGAGAACAGTCTCACGACTTCCGAAGGCACCTACGGCAAGATTCCGGACAACAAGCCGGAACCGAAGGAAGAAGAGACTGCCAAGCAAGCAGCCGAAGCCCAAGCGGCTGCCCTGACCAAAAAGCAGGAAGTGCGTGAGCAAACCCTGCAAGAGATCGTGGACAGTGCACCGGCAATCGAAGGTATGGTGTTCAGCACCACCACCTTGGCTCCAGAACTGCCGGAAGGCGAGACCATGGTTGCTGTGGTGGACAACAAGACCATCGTTCCCAACGTCCAGAACCTCGCAGCTCAGGTGGCTCGTTCGAACCAGATGAGCGATTCCCGTGGTCTGGAAGCCTTCATGCGTCTGACTGCCGACATTCCACGTCTGCACTCGCAGGAAGATCTGATCCAGTTCATCGGCAAGTCCGATCTTCAGATCGCACAGAACGGCTGGGTTGTTGCTTACAAGAACCTCAGCAAGACCTCTGAGCCGGGTGTGTTCGTTGACCCGTACACGAAGAAGGTCAAGCAGGGCGTCGGTACTCGTGTCTGCATGAGCGAGAAGCTCGTTGACCCGAACCGTGGGCAGGACTGCTCCAATGGTCTGCATGTGGCCAGCCGTAGCTACCTCAGTGGCTACAGTGGTGATGCCACGTTCCTGATCATGTTGCACCCGGCCGATGTCATTGCGGTGCCGAAGTACAACACGAACAAGATGCGTGTCTGTGCTTACATCATCGTGGGTCAGGTCAGCGACGAAGACCGTGCAACCGTGTTGGCCAACAAGCCAATCACTTCGGAAGCTGGTCGCCGCATGCTGGCTCAGGCTCTGGATGGAACCCACGTTCCGATCACCAAGCAGGTCGAGATCACTGGCTCCTTCGGTGCCGGTCTGATCTACACCGATCTGGACTGGGAAGGGAAGGCTGTGGAAAGCAGTGCTGTCTTCGAGGAAGCCTCCAACGAGGAACTGGGTCTGGTCGATCCCATCGATCCGGAGAACCCCGGCCTCACTGCTGAGCGTGTTGACCCGACCGAAGTGGCTGAAGAAGTCAGCAAGGAAGTGGCCAAGTCGGTCCTGTCCCGCAAGGAACAGGCACAGGCTCTCTACTCGGCATGGATCGATGAGCCATCCGAAGAAAACAGGGACGCTCTGGTCCGATTCAAGAAATCCGCCAAGGTCAGCTGGGACAAGCTGGGTATCACCGCAGGTGCTGACGGCATGCCGATCAAGCCGCTGGACGGCCCGACCAAGGCCGAAAAGACTCTTGATCAGCTGATCGATGAAGCCAACAGTGCCTACGAGGACTATATCGACCTGGACGAAGAATCCGATCCCGGTGTGGTTCGCCTGACCTCCGGCAAGTTCATTGCCGCTGCCAAGCTGCTGGAAGGCAAGCTAGGCAAGGAATGGGAAGACGAAGGCTGGCACCCAGACCTGTTCTTCAACAACACGGACATCTTCGACGCTCAGGATGAAATTAAGCGTCTGGATGCCGAAGAGACCAGCCGTGTGGCCTCTCAGCTGGCCGGTGAGAAGGTCGAGGTGCCGACCGCACCTACCCCTGCTGCCAAGGGTCCGACGCACCGTCAGCGCATCGCAGAGCTGATTGCACGGGGTCCGCTGACCATCGGGACCGCCAAGGAGATCTTGGAGATCAAGAAGACGGCCAAGAAGGGCTGGTCCGTGCTGGGCGTGGATGCCGAGATGGCCCATGACATCGAGGAACAGGCCAACACCGGCCCCCGAGACTGACCCGGCTCCTACCAAGATACCCCCAGATCAAGTTACACTGGGGGTGTCTTAACTACAGGAACCATGGGGATGTCAACCGTCCTTCGCCACAACCGCAAAGCTGGAGACGATGAGATCGTTCGACTCAATGCCTGCGGTTTCTCGCTCAAAACTGTCGGCCAGATCCTCGGTCTGCACCCAACCACTGTCACCATTCGGTTGCAGTCTTTGAAGGTGCCGCCCGCAGATACCCGCCGAGCCTTCATGGAAGGTGTTTTCGCGGGGCTGACCCACCCTCAACAAGAGTGGTTGGCCGATCAACTCAATGCAGGCGTGTCCGTCAAGGATTACGTCACCCAACTGGTACGAGATGAACATGCACGACGACAACAGCAACACCCTCAAGCGCACGCTGGAGTGGTTCAAGGAAGCCAAGCCGAATCCGACCCCGGCTGACATCGGTGTCCAGATGGGTGTCCATCTGGAAGAAGTGGTTGAACTGCTGCAAACCCTGCTGGGCAGCAACCAGAACGCAGCACTGAACGTGCTGTGTGCCAAGGAAAACCTGCATCGTCTGGCCGAAGACATGAAGGCCAATCCGCATCTGTACCAGATCCCGGAAGAAGATCGACAGGAAGCACTCGATGCCCTGTGCGATCAGAACGTCACCGGCGCAGGCACTGCCTACATGCTGGGCATGGACTTCGAAGGAGCCATGCAGGAAGTCAACCGTTCGAACTTCAGCAAGTTCGTCAACGGCAAGGCCATCTTCACCGAGCAAGGCAAGATCGCCAAGGGACCGGCTTACTTCAAGCCCGATCTGTCCCCGTACATCTGACATCAGCCCCTCTACGGAGGGGCTTCATTTTTGGAGAGTCCCATGGACCAAGTGCAAGAACTGTCTCTCAACCAAGGGCAGCAAGCTGCGGCCGATGGCTTCTTCGAGTTTCTGATGGACCCGAGCCAGAAGGAACTGATCATCAGTGGTGCTGGTGGTGTCGGCAAAACCTACACCATGGGCTATCTGATCGATGAAGTCATGCCGCGTTACTACGATGCTTGCCAACTCGCAGGCATCAAGCCGAAGTACCACGACGTGGTGATGACGGCTACCACGAACAAAGCCGCTGCCGTACTGGCAGAAGCCACCAACCGTCCGACTCAGACAGTGCATTCGTACTTCGATCTGACGGTCAGCCAGAACTTCAAGACCGGCACCACCGATCTGAAGCGAAAGAAGATCTGGACCTGCAAAACCAACACCATCATCTTCATCGATGAGTGTTCGATGATCGACCGTGAACTGCACCGAGAGATCCTCGACGGAACTCTGAACTGCAAGATCGTCTACGTCGGTGATCACAACCAGCTGGCTCCGATCAAGGAAGAACTGTCGCCGATCTACAACCATCGTCTGCCGTTCTACAACCTGACCCAGCAGATGCGAACCAGTGATGCAGATCTGCAAGCTCTGAATCAGCAGCTGCGGGATACGGTGGAGACTGGAGTCTTCCGTCCGATCCAGATCAAGCCGGGCATCATCGATAGCTACGATGGCCATCAGATGGAAGCCTGCTTCAAGCAGCTGTTCTCCACCCAGAATCGTGATGCCCGAGTCATGGCATACACGAACAACCGAGTCATCGAGTACAACAACTACATCCGCAACCTGCGTGGTCTCCATGGCCCGTATCAGGTGGGTGAGCTGTTGGTCTCCAACAGTGCAACCGAACTCGGTAAGGGCGAGATGCTTTCGGTGGAAGAAGAAGTCGAGGTCATGCGTGTCGATATGACCACGCAGTCCATCACCATCGATCATGATCGTGGTGTCACCCTCGATGTCTGGCTCATGGACCTGAAGTCCAGCTATGGCTACTACGCCGATGTTGCTGTCCCAGCCGACCGTGGTCACTGGGAGCAGCTGATCAAGTGGTATCAGAAGCAGAAGGAATGGGCCACCTATTTCCATCTGAAGAACATGTACGCTGATCTTCGTCCTCGTGACGCCTGCACTGTGCACAAGGCACAGGGTGGCACCTACAAGACGGCGATCATCGATCTGGATGACATCAGCAACTGCCGTGACCCGAGGGTCGCAGCACGTCTGCTGTATGTCGCTTTCAGCCGAGCCAAGGAGCATGTGATCGTCTATGGCGATCTTGCTGAGAAGTTCGGCGGTCTCGTGAGGTAGACATGGCCAAGAAGGGTACGCCCCAAGAGAGCACGTTCAGTGAGCTGACACCTGTGGTGGAAGCACTGAAGCAGCCTCAACTGCGGAAACGTTTCGCAGAGATCAAGGAACTGAATCGTCTCAACGGTGAGATCAACCGTAGCACCAACAACATGGGCTTCGTCTTCATGGGCGTTGCCTATGCAGACTCGGAACATGCAGCGATTGCCGGGAAGAACTACACCCAGTCGGGAGTACCTTGGCCACAGCTGCACTTGTCCTTGTGGGACCGAGCCAATGAATTGGTGAAGGCCACAGCGCACAGTGAGTCCCAGATCATCCAAGTCCGGCAGTATCTGGGTTTGGTTCTGGCAGCCAGTGAACTGGACAAGTACGCCAAACGCAACTGCATTCCTGATTACATCTCAGGCTTCATGCCGAGCTACAAGGGTGTTCCCCGTAGCGAACCCATCGAAGATGCAGTTGCCAAGGTTCCTCGCATCAACACGTTCTACAAGAAGATCCAAGAGAGCATGGCAGTGCTCGCTGCGTCGCAACTGATTTATTAGGGGGAGTCATGCGTTACCTCACCTTCAAGAAGGATGCACCGAGCTACAAGATCTGCATCCTGACTCCCGACATCGACGGGGAAAAGATTGAGCGTGAGTACATCACGCCATATGCCTTGGACAAGGATGAAGTGCTGGTCGTGACCAGCCATCATGATGTCGCCAAGAAGAAGACTCCCGCAGCAGAGATGAAGGAATACATCGACACCATGTTGGTGGATGTCCTGAAAGACCAACAGGTCGAGTATCTGCTTGTGACAGACAGCGAGTATTTCAAGCTGTTGGCCAAGGTGCCTAAAGCAGAAGCCAACCTTGGCTATGTCATGGACAGTCCGTATGGCCCATGGAAGGTTGTGTATGTACCGAGCTACCGGGCTGTGTTCTATGACCCGGTGAAAGTGCGTCACAAGATCAGCATTGCCATGAGCGCTCTGTCTGAGCACATGCACGGTGACTACATCCCACCGGGGCAAGAAGTCATCAAGTTCGAGCACTACCCGGAGTCTCTGGAGGACATCAAGTTCGCACTTGAGAAGCTACTGGAAATGGACTGTGACCTGACTGCTGACATCGAGGCATTCGATCTGAAGCATGACAAGTCAGGCATCGGCACCATTTCCTTCGCATGGAACCAGCACGAAGGGCTGGCATTCATGGTGGACTATGAAGAGATCATCGGAGCTACATCTGCTCCGTATGGTCGCAACGTCCGCAATGAACCAGTGAGGAAGCTGCTCCGGGAATTCTTCATCGAGTTCCACAAGCGTGGCCACAAGATGACATGGCACAACATCGCATTCGATGCGTATGTGCTTGTGTACCAGCTCTTCATGAAAGACCTGATCGACACTGAGGGTCTGCTCTATGGTTTGAAGGTCATGCTGACCCATTGGCATGACACCAAGCTGATCACCTATCTGGCCACCAACAGCTGTGCGGGCAACAAGCTGGGCCTGAAGGAACAGGCTCTTGAGTTCGCTGGCAACTATGCCGTCGAAGAGATCAAGGACATCACCAAGCTGCCGAAGCAGAAGCTGCTGCGGTACAACTTGGTTGATAGTCTTTCCACTTGGTTCGTGTTCAACAAGTGGTATCAGAAGATGGTCAATGACCAGCAGCTGGAAATCTACGAAGGACTGTTCCAAGGCTCCATTGTGGACATCATCCAGATGCAGTTGACCGGCTTGCCGATCAACATGGCCACTGTGCACAAGGTCAAGGCACTGATGGAAGTCGATGAAGCTGAAGCGCTGCATCGAATCCGATCCACGAAGGTGGTTCAGAACTACACCTACGTGCTGAGGCAGTCAGTAGCAGAGAAGAAGAATGCCAAGTACAAGAAGAAGCGAGTAACAGCATCGGAGATGACAGATGAGTTCAATCCGAAATCATCCATCCAGTTGACCCAGCTTCTGTTCGACATGCTTGAGTTGCCAGTGTTGGCTTACACCGACACCAAGCAACCTTCAGCTGATGGTGACTCCATCGAGAAGCTGAAGAACCACACCACTGATCCAGATGTCATCGAGTTCCTCGATGCAATGCTGGACTTCTCAGCGGTGAACAAGATCCTGTCGAGCTTCATCCCGGCGTTGCTCAATGCTTCTGAAGGTCCAGATGGCTGGCACTATCTGTTCGGTAACTTCAACCTCGGTGGTACGGTCTCTGGCCGACTGTCGAGTTCGAATCCGAACCTGCAGAACCTCCCAGCATCTTCGAAGTACGCCAAGTACATCAAGATGTGTGTCGAAGCCCCACCGGGCTGGATGTTCTGTGGTCTGGACTATGCGTCTTTGGAAGATCGAATCAGTGCACTCACAACGAAAGACCCGCAGAAGCTGAAGGTGTATACCGATGGCTACGACGGCCACTCAATGCGTGCCTACGCATACTGGTCGCACAAGATGCCTGACATCGATGGCAATTCGGTGGAGAGCGTCAACAGCATCGCCAAGAAGTACAAGGCACTGCGGAATCTGTCGAAGGCACCAACCTTCGCACTGACCTATGCAGGCACCTTCAAGACCCTGATGAAGAACTGTGGTTTCAGCGAGGAAGAGGCCAAGGCAATCGAGGCCAATTTCAAGAAGCTGTACCACGTGTCGATCAAGTGGGTCAGCGACAAGCTAGACCAAGCCAGCCGGGATGGTTACGTCACTGCGGCCTTCGGGCTGCGTGTCCGTACTCCCCTACTGGCTCAGGTCATCCGTGGCAACCGAGCCACGCCCAAGGAGGCTGAGGCCGAAGGTCGGACAGCAGGTAATGCCCTCGGGCAGAGCTGGTGTCTCCTGAACAGCCACGCATGGATGAACTTCATGAAGAAGGTCCGAGACAGCCAGTACCGTCTGGACATCCGACCCTGTGCTCAGATTCATGACGCCGGGTATGCCCTGATCCGTGAGGATCTGGGGGCCGTGGCCTATGCCAACAAGCATCTGGTTGAGGCAGTACAATGGCAAGACCACCCCGACATCTGGCACGATCAGGTTAAGTTGGGGGGAAACCTCGGCATCTTCTACCCCAACTGGACGACCGAGATCGAGATTGCCAACGGAGCCAATGAGGAAGAGATTCTCTCTACCGTCAACAAGGCACTAGAGGCTGCCTAACTTCCAAGGACTGCCATGTGCACTCAACCGACTCTGAACTTCAAGCGTGGCTCTACCTTCGCTTTCGTGTTCTCTGTCCCAGCTGAAGTGCCAGACGGATTCTTCCGCAATTGGGTTCCAAAGGCCCAGTTGCGGAAGGCCCGCACTGACACTGCACGGGGTCTGATCGCAGACCTCGATTGCTTCTGGGACAACGACGTAAAGGCTCGCCTGATCCACGTCCGGCAACTCGTTACTGATGATTGGCCCCTCGGTGAAATGGAGCTGGACATTCGTCTGGAATCCGTGAACCGAGAGACCATTCAGACCTCCACCATCACGATCAAGATTGAACGGGGCATCACCCATGGCTGATCTCACTCCCAAGGCTTTCGACGGCATGGTCCTGCAACTGGAAGCTGTGGCCCTGAAGGGCAACACTGGCGAACAAGGTGCTCCGGGAACCACTGGCTCTCCCGGCAAGTCCAACTATCAGCTGTGGCTGGAAGATGGGAATGTCGGCACCATCGAAGACTTCCTTGCCACCACCAAGGGTGAGAAGGGCGACCAAGGCGACAGTCTGACCAATCGTGGTGATTGGAAGATGGACACCTACAAGCCCGGCGACTTCGTGTTCGCTGCACGTAGTGCAGTGGACTCGCAGCGTACACTCTGGTTCCTGAAGGGTGATGAGATCTATCTCTCCACTGTGGCTCCGTTCAATGAGCCAGAGATGTGGGGCATGCTCGACATCATTGCAGGCATCAGTGATGCCCCAACCGATGGGAAGCAATATGCCCGCAAGAATGGCGAGTGGGTTGAGGTCGTCTCTGGCGGGGATATTGCCCGTGTGCTGACGTTGAACGATGCAACGACCATCGATCCATTCACCAAGTATGCCGAGTGGGAAGCTCTGTATGGTTTTGCCGCGGACAGCTCCGACTGGGGCAGCACTTGGAACGTGGATGACGTTGCTGCTGTTGCATTCTCAGGTGCACGAGCTGGTGCAGATAGTCCGGCAATCTGCATCTCGTCCGAAGGACAAGTAGGCTGGGACTACAGTGGCAACCCAAGTGGTGGCAGCACTGCAATGCCTGTGCTGCCTCCTGATACGAGCCGTGCCTACTGGAACCCCAATCCACGTCCGTGGCTTCTGCAATCGTTCCACCCGGTGGGGCAAGACTGTGAAGGTGTAGGAATGCTGGGCCATGCCATCCGTGGTGTTGGCCTGATCTTCAAGGGCTTCATCCGAGTTCGCAGTACCACCAATGGCTGTTACTTCGCCATGCGTTTCATCGGTGGAACCATGGAGCTGTACTTGAAGTCTGTGGGCATCGCCTCGAATTACGTCATGTGTGACGTGTCGGGCAATGACAGTACGCCAGTCTTTACCCGGAAGCTGCCGACCAAGCAGATTCTTTCCGGTCAGCTGCTCGAAGTTCATTGGGCACCCGCCCCGTAATTTTTCTTGGTAGCAATACCACCCTTGGGGAGCTTCGGCTCCCCTTTTCAACTCAGGAGAAGTCTCCATGCAAGATCACGTCAAGAAGCATTACTTCATCGCCTGCGGCCAAGTCGCATGGCGTCGTTCGGCCGATTCGGACGCGCTGCAAGTCGTCCCAGCCAACTCCGTTGCTGCCTTCGATGAGCCGTTCATCCGTCAGTTCAATCTGGCCCAGATCAACGCCTCGCTGGTCAACAACGTCGGTTCGCTGATCGGGGAAGAGATCGATCCATCGCTGGTGGCTGGCGTCACCATCATGTCGATCAGCTCGCTGGGCTACATGTCGGAAGAACAGTTCCGCGCACAGCCGAACGGTGCCGTTCTGGCTCAGGAAATCCGTGGCCAGATGGAAGCAGTGGAAGCTGAAGAGACTGCCGCCAATCAGGCCGAGCGTGCCTGATGCCTTACGTGCATGCCTCTGAATTCCTTCAGTCAGGCATCAACATTCTCGGTGAGCGTGCTGCTGACCGAGATGTCGTTGAAGAGCGATCCATGGCGCAAGTCGTGGCTCTCTTCAACCTGAAGCATGGAACCAACCTGACGGAAGCTCAGGGTTGGAATTTCATGGCCACGTTGAAGGAAGTACGTGCCCGCATTGGCGGGAGGTTCCGGCCCGATGACTACATCGACTGGCTGAACTATGTCGCTCTCGAAGCTGAGAGTCGATCCAAGCAGTAAGGCTGAGTCGTAGTCCTTTTCTTGGGCTACGGCTCTTTTTATTCCCACAGGAGAAGATCTGTGAAAGTCACCAACCGTACTGGCATTCCCCTGACGCTTGCCGTCTGGGCAGTGCACGACGACTACGACTACATCAAGGCTGACAAGTACATCAGTGTCACCACCCTGATGAAGCCGATCCGTCAGATCGTGCTGGGCTATCGACTGAAGCCCGAAGAACGTGAGCAACTCGACGTGGCTGACCTGATCAGTTCCTCGTGGGGATCTGCTCTCCATGGTTCCGTCGAAGCTGCATGGAACAAGTACCGTGTCAACCTGAAGCGACTGGGTTATCCCGACAGCATCATTGAGCGTGTACGCATCAATCCAACCCCTGAAGAAGTTGCTGCCAACAAGGACATCATCGCCATCTACATGGAGCAACGGGGAACCGTTTCTGTGAAAGGATGGACAGTCGGCGGCAAGTTCGATTTCGTCGGTGAAGGTCAGGTGCAGGACAACAAGTCCACCACCGCATACACGTGGCTGTATGGAACCAAGGATGAGGACTACAAGCTCCAGCTGAGCATGTACCGATTCATCCATCCGACCATCATCACTGAAGACACCGGGCAAGTGAACTTCCTGTTCACTGACTGGAAGAAGAGTGATGCTCGCTCCAACCCCAAGTATCCGCAGAAGCGTCTTGAATCCAAGACGATTCCGCTGCTCTCAATCCGTGAGACTGAGAACTGGATAATGGGTCGTCTGGAGCTGATCGACCGTTACATGAACACTCCAGAATCCGAACTGCCTCGTTGCACGGATGAAGAACTCTGGCGGTCGGACCCGGTGCATAAGTATTACGCCGACCCCAACAAGACCGAAGGGCGGTCAACCAAGAACTTCGAACACCGCTGGGAAGCCGATCAATACATGGCATCCAAGGGTGGCAAGGGCGTGGTCAAGACCATCCCCGGTCAAGTCAAGCGCTGCGAGTATTGTGCTGTGTTCAACACGTGCACGCAGAAGAACGAGTATTTCCCAACCAACGAGGTGCAAAATGATTGACCTGAGCACTGCACAGCACCACATCACGATTGAAGAGATCGTGGATGTCCTGTGCAACAAGACTCAGAACACGGATCGTGGCTTCTTCCGGGCAGTGGTGGCTTACTTCCTTGCGAAGATGGCCAGTTGTCAGCGTGCAACGTTGATGACCAAGGATCGTGGCGAGATTCCGGTGAACATGTATGCACTTGCTCTGGCCACTTCTGGCTACGGCAAGGGCCATTCTGTCGGGATCTTGGAAAACGAACTGATGAAGGGGTTCAAGGACCGCTTCACTCAGGACACGATGCCACTCATCGCCGAACAGACTCACTGGGACATCGCCAACAAGCGTGCTCTGCGAGCTGGTACTGATCCGAACGAAGAGTACGAGAAGGTCAGTGGTGACGCTATCCGTAGCGGCAAGCCACTCTTTACCTTCGACAGTGGTACGGTCCCGGCAGTCAAGCAGATGCGCCATGCACTGCTGCTGGCTGGCTGTGGTTCCATCAACCTTCAGATCGATGAGATCGGTTCGAACCTGATCGGCAATGTCGATCTGCTCAACGTGTTCTTGGAGCTGTATGACCAAGGCATCGTGAAGGGCAAGCTGGTCAAGAACACTGCCGAGAACACCCGCAGTGAAGAGGTGGATGGCAAGACGCCAACCAACCTGCTGCTGTTCGGTGCACCGGCAAAGTTGCTGGATGGCGGACAGACCGAAGACCAGTTCTATTCGTTCCTCGAAACCGGCTATGCACGTCGTTGTCTGTTCGGCATCGGCCAGCAGGATCGCAAGGCGTTCCACAGCCAGTCGGCCGAAGAGATCTACAAGCGTCTGATCCAGCCCACGAACAGTGCAGCAGTCAAGAAGTGGGCGCAGCATTTCCACTCGCTGGCTGATCCGAACATGTTCGGCTGGCGGATGGACGTGTCAGACGAAGTGTCCATCAAGCTGCTGGAGTACAAGATCAACTGCGAGAAGGCAGCTGATCTGATGCCAGAGCATGATGAGATCAAGAAAGCGGAGCTGTCCCACCGTTACTTCAAGTCTCTGAAGCTGGCCGGTGCACTGGCATTCGTGGAGCAATCCCCGGAAGTCACCATGGATCATCTTCTGTCGGCCATCAAGCTGGTTGAGGAATCGGGTACTGCATTCCAGTCCATCCTGAACCGCAAGAAGGCTTACATGAAGTTGGCTGAGTTCATCGCCAGCATCGATGGTGAAGTGACCCATGCGGATCTCAACGAACAGCTTCCGTTCTACAAGACGGGTGTTGGCTTCCGTAACGAGATCATGTCCATGGCAACGGCATGGGGTTACAAGCAGCACATCATCATCAAGAAGCGCTTCGAGGCAGGCATCGAATTCTTCAGCGGTGAAACGCTGGAGGAAACCGATCTGAACGAAATGGTCGTGTCGTACAGCGATAACTTCGCTTTCGACTACAGTGCCGAACGAGTGCCGTTCGAAGAACTGCACACGCTGATGAATGCTCCGGGCTACCACTGGTGCAACCATCACTTCATGGGCAACCACCGTCTGGAAGACAAGGCAGTCCCCGGCTTCAACATGCTGGTGATCGACGTGGATTCCGGTGTGTCCCTGCAAGCGGCACAGGAACTGATGAAGGAATATCGGTTCATGACCTACACCACGAAGCGTCATCAGACCGAAGGTCATGGTGATCGTTTCCGGATGCTGATCCCGATCAACTACCACCTGAAGTTGGATTCGGATGACTACAAGGAGTTCATGAACAACATCATGGCCTCCCTGCCATTCAAGTCCGACGAAGCTGCGAACCAGCGATCCAAGAAGTGGGAGTCGTTCGAACACGGTGAGGTGTTCTACAACAACGATGGCGTGATCTTCGATGCACTGAAGTTCATTCCGAAGACCAGCAAGAACGAGGAACATCGGGCCGAGTTCAAGAAGGTTGAGAATCTGGACAACCTCCAGCGTTGGTTCGCTCAAAAGATCAACTCTGAGGGCAACCGCAACAACAACCTGCTGCGCTATGCAATGTCCCTCGTGGACAGTGGCTGGCAGCTGCTGGATGTCCAGAACGCCCTGCTCAGTTTCAACCAGATGCTGGAAAGCCCACTGGATGACACCGAGATCCGTTCCACGATTCTGGTGAGCGTTGGAAAGCGCTATCAGAAGTCCTGACCAGTTCTTTCCCTGAAGGAGTTTTGCCCGTGAGCACCGAAGAAGAAGATCTCGACATCGAGATCAATGACCAGCTGGTTCTGATCAGTGGTCAATCGGCAACCGGCAAGTCCGCATCGCTGCGGAACATCCGGAACCAGTCACGCTGGGTCTACATGGGTACGGAGGCAGGCAAGCGTCTGCCTTTCCGTAACCAGTTCAACTCGATCCGCATCACCGATCCTTATCAAGTATTCACGTACATTGATGAGTGCATCGCCAACCCCGATGAAGTTGATGGCGTCATCATCGATTCCATCACGTTCCTCATGGACATGTTCGAGACCCAGTATGTGATCGGGTCTGCCAACACCATGCAGGCATGGGGTGCCTATCAGCAGTTCTTCAAGCAGCTGATGGGCAAGATTGCCCAGTTCGGTAAGCCGGTCATCCTGACTGCACACACCTTGACGGTCTACAACGAAACAACGATGACCAACGAGACCAGTGTGCCGATCAAGGGTGCCCTGAAGAACAATGGTATCGAAGCCTACTTCTCCACCGTCGTGTCCACCAAGAAGGTGACGCTGAAGGAGCTGGAGAAGTTCAGCAGCGGTCTGTTGGAAATCACCGAAGAAGAGAAGGAACTCGGTTTCAAGTACGTGTTCCAGACTCGCATCACCAAGAACACCACTGGCGAACGCATCCGTTCCCCAATGGGCATGTTCGACCGGAGCCAGACCTACATCGACAACGATGCTCAGGCCGTGGTTGATCACCTCACCAAGTTCTACAACCAAGCCGCCTGAAGCGGCGGACAACAAAGAGAGAAATAGCAATGTTCAAGAATCTGAAGACCGAAGGTCTGGAACAGTCCGAAGATCGTCTGGGTGGTGGCTTCAGCAAGCTGCCGACCGACATCTACACCGGCGTGATCAAGCAGTTCTACGGCATGAAGTCGTCCGGTGGTGCTCAGGGCGTCGTCCTGATCATCGACATCAACGGTCAGGAGTACCGTGAGTCGATCTACGCCACCAACAAGAAGGGCGAGAACTTCTACCAGAAGGACGGCAAGAACTACCAGCTGCCCGGCTTCATCACCCTCAACGACATTGCCCTGTGCACTGTCGGCAAGCAGCTCAACGAGCTGGAATGGGAAGAGAAGCAGGTCAAGCAGTACGACTTCGAGAAGAAGGCTGAAGTGGTCAAGGCCGCTGAAGTCGCCGTCGAACTGATCGGCCAGACCGTCACCGTCGCCATCGTGAACACCCTGAAGAACAAGCAGGAGAAGAACGCTGCTGGTGACTACGTGGACGTGGCCGGTGATCGTGAAGAGAACCACATCGAGAAGGTGTTCGACACCGACTCGCTGATGACCGTCCGCGAAGCCATCGACAAGAAGGAATCGGCCGAGTTCCACCCGCAGTGGCTGGAAAAGAACAAGGGCCAGCAGCGCGACAAGCGTTCGATCAAGGACGGTCAGACCGCTGGCAACGCTGGTGCTCCGCCGAAGTCCGGTGGTGCCAGCTCGGCTCCGCCGACCAGCTCCGGTGCCAGCCTGTTCAAGAAGAAGTCGTGATGAAAATCCCGGTCCTCGGAATGGACCCCAGTTTGCGTAACTGGGGTCTAGCAGAAGCAACTCTGTGTCTGGAGACCGGGATTCTCTCCACGCCTGTACTCAGCACCATCGCAACGAAGGTGGATGAGTCAAAGCAAGTTCGGCAGAACTCGAAGGACTTGCAGACCGCCGAACAACTCGCACGGGGTGCTCTCGCAGCAGCCCGTCGAGCCAAGGTGGTATTCGTGGAGGTTCCCGTTGGCTCGCAATCTGCACGAGCCATGGCGTCATACGGAACCTGCGTAGGTGTACTCGGAGCACTCCGGGCCGAAGGCATTCAGCTCATCGAAGTGACCCCTCTTGAAGTCAAGACCCACTTGGCTGGCAAGAAGACGGCTACCAAAGAAGAGATGATTGAGGCCGCAGTACGGTTCTACCCCGATGCAAACTGGCCACGCCAAAAAGGGAAGGTGGTAGCCAAAGCGGAACACATGGCAGATGCCATCGGCACCATTCACGCAGGAGTCCACACTCCGATGTTCCAACAACTCATGCGATTACTCGCACCCTGAACCAAGGAAGCCCATATGGCCCTCGAAATCACCATCGATCAGAACGAGATCGAAACCGCAATCAAGAATCACGTTGGTTCGCTGCTGACCGTCAAGGAAGGCCAGAACGTCAACATCAGCCTGAAGGCTGGCCGTGGTGAAAACGGCTTCTCGGCCACCATCGAGATCGGCTCCACGCCGAGCACCCAGCCGACCACCACCCAGAGCCAGCCGGAAACGGCCGGTCCGGTCGTCACCGGCCCGTTCAAGCGTACCGCCAAGGCAACCCCAGCTCCGGCACAGGAAGCCCCGCAGGCGACCGCACAGGCCGAACCAGTGGCCGGTGAACCGGACCCGGTGGCCACCGCTGGCGATGATGCTGGTCTGGACACCCCGACCGAAGCACCGAAGGCTGGCCTGTTCGCCCATCTGGGCAACCGTACCGGCACCGACAAGTCGGCTGAGTAAGCTGACCCACGGTAAGTAGGAAGAAGGCTCCCTTTCGGGAGCCTTCTTTTTTGTCAATTCACCAGATTGATCCAAGGGTTCAGGAGTGGTGCTCGCATCGCCTGCCCAATGCCGACCGAGTAGTCGAGGGAACCATCACCCAGCTTGGCGAAGAGGTTGTCCTCAATCGGCAGACCCACGGAGCCGAACATGGTCGGAGCCGGGGAAGCCACTGCCAGCAGGCTGTGCAGGGGGTTGTTCCGGATCATGCTCAGACCAACCTTGGCCGAACGGATCTTGAAGTTCCAGAACCAGAGCAGGCCGATGGACTCCAGGTATCCACGGAAGCGACCCGGTAGGCGGTCATAGTTCACGAACTCTTCCGTGATCCGACCCAGTGCGTATTCCGGCGACTTCTTCTGACGCTTGGTCAGATCGTCATACAGGATGGCCTTGGCCACGAAGTCACCGTACTGGATCGCCTTCTGAAGACCTTGGTACAGAGCCGTGTCCTTGGTGATCAAGGCGTAACGACCCAGAGTCTTCAGACCATCAGGCAACTGATCCGTCTTCTTCTCGATGTACGAATGCAGCTTGCCCGATGCCAGATCAATGTCATCGGTGGTCAAGCCAACATCCGAGATCGCAGTGAACTCACCAGCTTCGATCAGTGGCCAGATCGACAGACGCTTGTGACTGTCGGTGATGGACTGAATCTCAGCCTTCAACTTGCGCTGCTGAACCAAGGAGGTAGATGCACGCAGCTCAGCCTCAGCATCAATCTGACGGATGCGGGACTTCACGTAGCTGTCAATCTCCGATGCCTTCTGAGGGTAGCCCTTGGCAACATTCAGCAGTGGCACACCACGACCAACCAACTGGTACACGTTGGCGATGGAGTTGGAGATTGGCACGATGACCGACTTCACAACGATCAGGGTACGTGCATCCTGCACGAAGTTCTGAAGCGTCTTCTCAGCATTGGTGATGTAGCTGTATGCCTTGTTTCCGAACAGGCCCAGTGCCAGCTTCTTCGCAGTGTCCTGAGTTTCCTTGGACCAGCGAGTATTGCCGGTGAACACGTCACCAGTCGAAGCGGAACGATAGCCGATGGCATCGTTGAGCATGTCCTTACGGACCCAGAACTCATCACCAAACTTCTGGGAGATGTAGTTGCGGGTCTCAGCACTGAACAGGGATGCAGCATCCTTGATCACACTGTCCTTCTGATTGAACAGATTGACGTACTGATTCTTTGCGGACACAGAAGCCTTAGTGTCACGCTCATACATGTCATGCAGAGCATCGACCAGTCGCTCATTGTAGAACTGAGCCTTCGCCTCTTCGACCTGACGACCACGCCATACACCGATCATCTTGGCGAAATGATCATCCACATTCAGTCGCTGGGTCTGCTGCGGATCAACCATCCGCTCGTAGGCCACAGGGACACCCTTATCGCTGTAGATCGCACGCAGTGGTTCTGCCTGCTTGGCACGAGCCAGACCAGTGTTGCTGTAGGCAGTCATCGCAGCAGTGATGGCATCGACCTGAGCCTTCTCGGTGATGCGACCAGCAACCATCGTGTCGTGGCTGAAGCCAGTTACAGCATCCACACCATTCGAGGTGTTGCGAACGTTCTGGAAGATGCCCTGATTGTAGGCAGCACGGCCAGACACAGGTGCGTAGTAGTAGCCCTTCTTACTGGCTCCACGCTCCAAGAAGCTGCCCTTGTAGTCAGCCACACGGACATAGCTACGTTCGGTCAGGCTGGCGAACTCACGATCATCAGCAACCAACAGAGTCACACCCGGCTGGTTCAGAGTCGGGATGTAGCCCTTGAACTGGTTGAACTTGGCACGAGTGGTCTTGGCCTTGTTGTACTCATCCTTACGCTGACCACGCAGATACGCCAGAGAGAAGTCCATCCCCTCAGCTTCATTGGTGATCAGGTTGTTGAGGTCAAAGCGAACCATGGGATCAAGCTGCTCAACTGCATACAGGGTGGTCAGCTTGTCCATGGCATCAACCACAGATGCCTGCGGAATCTTCCAAGTGCCTTGCTTACGCTCACCCAGCAGGCGAGAGATAGCGAAGGCATTGCCCAGCAGGTTGTAGCCAGCCTCGCCAGTCATCATGTAGTTGGCCAACTGCTTCATCTTCGACTGGTACAGGTTGAAGTGCGAACCAGTGTCCTTGGCCAGCTGCGATTCCAGTGCGCTGATTTCGGCAGCACGGGTTGCATCGTCCATGAACTTCAGGCCATCAGCACCCAGCACAGCCAGATCCGTCTTGCCCAGACCACGATGCAGCTGGCTCCATTCCTTGGAAGTCAGCTCACGCGAGAACTTCTTGGCAATGACAGTCGGCAGATGCTCACGGAACTGCTGACGATCCTGCTGAACCATGGAACGAACATGCTTGATCATGTCGTAGATGGTCGAGTTGTTGTCGGTACGGCCAACCAGATCGTTGAAGAAGTCGTGCATCGGCTTCCACATGTTGGCTCGGTTCGACATCTCCATGAAGCCCTCGGCAACCCGAGCACCACGTTCCTCGGTTGCCATGGAAGCCATGATGCGAGTGCCTTGAGCCAGTGCACGAACCACCTTGTTCGAGGTGGTCTGGGCAACAGTATCGGCACGAGCTATCACTGCCTCACTCAGCTTGGTGACGCCATCGATGATGTACTGGTTGCCTCGATCCAGAATGCCACCAGTCTTGGAAGCGTACTGATCAATGAAGGACTGTTCGTCCTGAGCGTTCTCGTACATCTGGTTCATCAACGCATCCATTGCGTCACCCACATTCTTCGACTTGCGGGTGCCGCTCAGATAACCGTTGAGGTTGTCCATAGCCGTCTGACCGGCATTGTTCAGCAGACCATCCACAGTGTTGGTCTTGTCCTTGACAGACTTCGGCAGTGCCATCTTGCTCAGCACCGAACGGAATTGATCATTGGTCATCGACAGAGCAACGAACACCGGCAGCAGAGAACTACGGCCCTTGGCATCCCGAGTGGTCAGGTAGTTACCCATGATCACGTTGTACTGCTCCTGCGCGTAGTAACGGGCAGCCAGCAGATCCACCGGATTCTCAGGCATGAAGTCCTCGACCTTCAGGGTCTTGGTCACATGGGCGTACAGCTCCTGAGCCTTGGCCAGAGCATTCGGGTCCAGCTGGATCGACATTGCCATGGCAGTGACCAGCGAACGGAACGTACCGGCTTCCTGTGCGGTCATCGGGAAACCATGTGCAATGACCGATGCAGCCTGAGCACTGCTGTTACGCAGAGCATCCGCCAGCTCAGCACGACGGCTCTTGCTGGTGTGAGGATCGATGCGAGAACGAACGTAGTCAGCAATCTTCTTGTTGAAGGTCTGACGCAGTTCAGTCAGTCGATCATTGTTGCCGAACAACTGGTTCTGGAACAGGGCGGTATCACGCAGCGACTGAGCAACCAGTGGGGCCGAACGAATGATCACACCAGTATTGAACTGGAGAGTGCTCAGGGCATCGTCACCACCATACGGAGCCTTCTTGCGGCCCCAGAAGAGTTGCTTCAGGAAATTGATCACATCCTTGGCCATCTGAACCAAGGAAGGAGCCTGCTTCGACTTCAGGTTGTCAGTCAGCTGCTCGTTGGTCAGTGCCCATGCCATGAACTCATTGAGAGCCTTGGCCTTGGCCACAGCATCAGTCACGTCCAGATCCGATTGGGCTTCCGTGATCACAGCCTGAGCCACGGTCACAGCCTGATCGTTGGACGTATCAGCCATGAACTGTTCCATCAGTCCTTCAATACGGCCGATTGCCTCAGCCACTTCCGGAGTCGAGTTGCCCTCATAGTGAGCGAGCACCTTCTCGAAAGTGGTGGCATGCACCATCTCGTGGATCGCAGTTTCCGGAGTAGCGTTGTAGAGGTAGATCGTCTTGTCAGCAATCACAGTGGCACCCTGCTTATCGACAGGAGTCACGGTGTTGCCAGTCCGATCTTGGTACGCCGCAATCTGTTCCGGGGTGCCGTAGACAATCTTCCAGTCCTTGGCTGCTTGGCTCCGCTGAATCTCCCCGAAGATGATCTTCTGAGCATCAGTCATCTGCTCGCTACGACCGAACTGTTGCATCGAGGTGTAGCTCAGGACACGGACACCCGTGCTGTGCTCACGGCCCAGAGAGGCCATGATTGGGTCAGCTTCAGGTGCAGCAGCTTTCGGAGCGTAGGCAGCATTCAGTGCAGCCAGAGCGTCTTCAGCCACTGGCTTGCCATTGGTGTACGGAGCACCAGCAGCAGCCATTTGATCGACGGAGTTGGCGATGGACTGACGGGCTTCGATACGACGGGCAGCAGAGTCACCAGCCCAGTTCATGTTCTGAGCCAGCTCATCAATGGCGGACATGACCTTGGACACCATCGGGACTTCACCCTTGGCCATCTTCAGTCCAAGTGCTCGGTACAGAGCCTTGAGGTTGTCATCATCGATCATCTCTTCCTTCAGGTTCTTCTGGAAGGTATTGAACGAATCAGCCACAGCCTTCAGCGGGTTGCCCTGCCACGACTGGTAAACAGCCTCATTGGCTCGCTTGCTGTATTCAGTCATGCGCTGATCGATGGCAATGTTCATGCCGTCGAACACCTTCAGAGTGCCTTCCAGACCAGCGTTGGCAAGGTGCTGCATCATCATGCCGTCACCAGAGCCGATGGTCATGAAGGCAGCACCAGCCACACCAGCATCAGCCGGGCCATAGATGTTGGCCGGAGTGCTCATGCGGGTTGCACTGCTCAGGCCACGACCGAACTCCGATGCGTTGACATCGGTGCGGTTGGAACCAGCAATGAAGAACCGCTGTGCACCCGTGTCGATGATCGGAGCCAGAGAATCGAGATCCTTGTAGATCGACTCCAGCTCGGCTTGGCTCAGGAACTCAGTCTTCTTGAAGTTGGGATCGGCCTTTGCCTTGGCTTCCAGACGATCAGCAACAGCCTTCTTGAATTCCGATTCCAGAATGATCGACTGCACCTGAGTAGCACGACGCAGCTTCTCAACAGCCTTCATCATCGGAGCACCAACAGTGGCCTGAATGCCTTCTCGCATCGGACCAACGAACAGGTGCAGCATGTTCTGCTGGATGTTCTTGAACTGTTCCTTGCTGAAGGTGAAGTCAGCCAGACTCTCGATCTTGAACGAGCCAGCAGGTTCGCCATCAACCCAGTCGAACTTTCCGTCGTAGACCTTCGGGACGGTGTTGGTCAGCTCATTCATGGCCTGACCGAATGCACGCAGCTTCTCAGCAGCGTTGGCATCATTCGGGAACATGGCATCAGCCATCGAGATCTCGGGGTTGTCATTCCGTGCAGTCAGTGCATCGGTCAGACGCTCATAGATCTTCTTGGTCAGGGTCTCGGTGATGTTGCCAGCAATACCAGCAGCACCCGAACCGTAGATGGTGATCGTCAGCGGGTTCTTCAGAGCACCACGGCCCAGAGTCAGGACACCGCTTTCCGGATCGAAGTTGATGTCATTGCCGAAGAACTGATCCAACACGGTGAACAGACGGTTGATCTGCTCAGTGCCGTACTGATCGTTGGCCAGAGCGTTACGCAGGGACTGCACAGCCTTGGCGGTTTCATCCGTCGAAGCCTGATACAGATCCTTGGTGTCCACTTCACTGCGGATGGTGTTGGCCGACATCTCTTCGCCGAAGGTGACACCACCCTTGCGCATGTTGTCGATCCACTGCTGAGTGAACTGGCCAATGCTCATCAGTGCCATGGCATTGATCGGACCATTAGTCATGCCGTCCGCTTCGAGGTACAGCGAGGTGGTGAACTCACCACGGTTGCTGTCATCGATACGGACGTACTCGCTCAGCGAATGCAGGGCAGCCGGAGTCAGATCCGCACCGGCAGCCTTGAAGCTGTCGCGCAGAGTGTTCAGATCCTCGACGCTGAAGTCATGGTTGCCTTGGTTCATCGAACGCAGCAGATCGACTGCTGGAGCCAAGGAAGCAAGGGCCGCATTGACCTTGGTCAGTGCAGCATCACGGCTCATGTTGTGGACCTTGATACCGAAGTGCTGACCAGCAGCAATCAGGAAGTTGCCCATCTGATCGGCATCATTGAGATCCACGGTCGAACGAGTCGGGAGTATTGCCTCACGAACCAGCTTCGAAGACTGCGGCGTGTACTTGCCCAGCATCTGCATACGACCAACACGGGACATGTTGTAGCGGTAACGGATCGGCAGCTGATCCAGAGCAATGCCCTGAGCATCAGACAGGTTCTGCATCTCACCGACCACAGCAAACAGCGAATTGAAAGCAGCACCGATGGTTCGGTTCTTGCCTTCCAGAGCCGCAGCATGTGCCTTGTTGAATACACGATCATTGGTCTCACCAGCACCGAACAGACGCTGGAGCATATCCATGCCCATCGAACGGTAGATGTTGACCATTGCGGTGTTGACGTAGAACGGAGTCTTCTGCTCCTTCTCCAGTGCAGACTGTTGATCCTTGGTGTTCTCAACCAATGGATTGTTCATCTGACGCTTGGCCACTTCCATGGTTACGTCATCGCCGATGTAGTTCACTTCTTCCGGCTCAACCATCACCGCATGCTCAATAGCATTCGGGTAGTCCTTGGCACCTTCCGGAATGTCCTTGACGACCCAACGGTCGAAGGTCTTCGGACCATCCAGACCATCACGCTCATCCAGAGTGACAGTGACACGCTCAACGAGACCAGACTCAATCATCGAGCCGATCACTTCAGCAGCCATCGATTCCGGGATGCCTTCGACATAACCTAGTGGAGCATTGCGGTTGGCAGTCAGACCCCAGTAGGACTGGATCTTCTGAGCCAAGGAACGCTTGGCCTCAGCAGTGCTCATGCCTTGGTTCAGGGCATCGATCTTGTCGCTGCTGATCATGTCCATCGGAGCACCGACGTAACGCTGGAACGACTCTTCATCCATGTTCTGGTTGAAGGTGTCAGCGTTGATCGCCCAGTGCAGACCAGCCAGCACTGCATTTTCCAGCAGGTTCTGGTTGTAGGTCAGCTTGCCGTTGTTGTTGTCGGTGATGTTCAGCAGCTTGCCATCAGCCCAGGTGTTGGCATCAGCCTGCCCATTGAGGAACCGACCACCAACATTCTTCTCAGTCAGGAAGGTCTGGAGCTTCTTGTTCAGATCCTTCTTCATCCACTCAGCATGGTCGAACAGTTCGCCATAGCCTTCGGTGACGCTGGGCGTCAGATCGTGACGTGCTACGTCACCCGTCAGTCGAGTGAATGCCGGGCCAGATGCCAGAGCATCTTGAACCATGGAGATGGGAGACTCTTCCGAGATCGTCCGGGTACGTGGTTCCTGCGGCAGAGAGAATGCCGTCTTGAAGTGGTTCGGGTACTTGTCCGTAGCCACCAAATTCGGGAACGCTGCATCCATGCCCTGCGGCTGTGGAGCTTCCTCAACCACACCGTTGACAGCACGGTTCATGGTGTCGGTATCGCCCTGCTGCACAAAGCCCATGGACTCGTAGAAGCCAAGCAGGCGTGCACGGTCGGTATCACCCTGTTCGGCAACGTCCAGAGAAACCGGCAGGCCAGCCTCATCAGCCATTTGAACCAGTGAGGTCAGCACCTTACGTGCACCGCCTTGGCCTCGACCTTCCTTCTTGGTCTGGATGATGTTGACCTTGATCGTGTCACCGATCCGGTCATAGGACAGGGAAGTAGCCCCATCAACGATGCGAGCACGACCGTCATCAGGACGCAGCTGACGCAGATCTCCCTTCATCCATTCCTTGTTGGTCGGTGCTTCAGCGACCGTTTCGGTAGCTGGCTGAGCGTCAGCCACGGGAGTTTCTGCCACCTCCGGCACCGGGGTAACAGTTTCTTCACTTGGCACAACATCAGGGACAACCGTCTCACTTTGAGCTGGGGTATCATCCGCACGTGCCTCGGCTACTGGTTCAGCAGGCTGAGCAACCACCTCGGTAGGGGCCGAGTCCACAACGCGAGAATTGCGTTGGAACGAGTCCGCCACTTCACGGATCGGACCGTCCAGACGTGAATCCAAGGAGACCGCACCGACATGTCCACCATTCAGATCCGGGAACGAATCGCTCAGGCCGTTGTAAACATGGGCCAGTACCTGAGCCTCAAGGGCAATTTGATGCGCTTGTTCCAAGGACTTCGTGGACCGAGTGTTGACGTACAGCCCTTTTGCGGACTCCTTCCAAGTGCGATCCGGCTGCAATGCCATGTAGGTGACACCCTCAGCGTTCGGATTCCCCGCAGCAAAGTGAGTGTTCAAGGCCGTGACCTTGTTCTGCATGTGGCGAACGAACTCGCCAAAGTCGCCGAGCAGAGCGGCTGCGAGGTTGTTATTACCCGCCGCCACCGCTGAGCGAATTCCCTTGTAGTGCTGCAATGCAGACTTCTCACCTTGACCGCTGCGAGCAGTGTCAGTGGTGATCTGCTTGCTCACCAGATCTTGTTTGCGGTTCAGACCCAGACGTTCAACCTCAGCGTTGTACTTACGCTGTTCCGACAGAATGGTCTTGGAGAATTGCAGAGCACTACGCTGATCCTGAGTCAGCGTCAGATTGCCCTTCGACTCCTGATACAGGATCTGATCGACCGTATCTGGATTGAGCTTGGTCGGAGCATTCTCCGCCACAGCCACAGCTTCGATCACAGCTTGACGACCTTCGTGGGTATCCACGTTGGAATCGGTCACTTCAGGACTGATCGAGCCTTCCTCAGCCTGCTGCATCTTCTGCATGACAGTGCTGATCGCACGGTTGATCTTCGGAGTATCGATGTTGGCCAGCAGACCAGCGTACTGGTTCAGCAGTTGAGCCGGACGGCTTTCCGGATCGAGAGAATCCAGACCAGCAGCCTCACGCATCTTGAAGTCATTCAACGACTGAGCCATGTTGATCAGCGCATAACCCGCCTCCAACGACTCACTCGTATCTTCCTTCACTCGGTTCACGTAGTCGGCCAGATTCTGCATGGCTTCGACACGGTTGCCTGCATTGGCCATCAGAGGACGGATGTTCTCGCTGTAGCCGATCTCATCCAGTTCCTGCGGATTCACCTGCAACTGGTTCATCAGAGAATCGACATACGACACAGCACCGGCCTTCTCTTCAGGAGAGATGTCCAGTGCATTGATGGCATCCGTCATTTCACCGTAGGCTTGCGGAGCCTGCTGCACAGCTTCAGCAGCAGCATTGCCAACCACGGAGTCAGCAAGAGGACTGTTCTTTTCGTTCTCGGCAAGGATGCGATTGCCACGCTCGATCAGGCCATTGAACACCGGAGAGGTGACGGCCTTCAGACCTTGCATGGTGCTATTGGCAGCCTTCACTGCACCTCGTGCACCAGCACCCGGCAGCTGGACAGTACCAGCAGCACTGAAGCCGTACAGAGCACCCTGACCAACCTGTTCACCAACACCATCAGAGATGCTCTGAGTGGGATCGACGTTCTCACGGATGGCGTAGTTCTGAGCCAGACCACCAGTACCGGATTGCAGACCTTCTTCCAGTGGCTCCTTGACCAGTGCATTGGCCAGAGCAGTGCGGATGTTCGGCACATGGAACGGGCTGGCTTCGAAGCGAGCAACCAACGAACCAGTGGCAGCAGCCAGTGGTGCTTGGATGACAGCAGCAGTCCGGCCAGCTTCATTGGCCAGCTGAGTGCGTGCATCTTCTTGGGACATGCCCGAAGCGACCAGATCACGGAACTGGGGGCTGTTCTTGTTCAGATCATCGAACGAACGACCCAGCACATCAGCAGTAGTCTGTTGGTACGCACCACCAGCTTCCATTGCAGCAATGGATGCAGTGGTTGCCAGAGTGCTTTCACCAGCCACAGCACTGCCGGTACGACCGAGAGCAGCAGCAATCGGTGCACCAATAGCCTTCAGACCCTTGGTGATCGGACCAGCAGCCAACAGAGAACCGACAGCATCCGAAGTACCTTGGATGAAGGTAGTCTCATCGGACAGTCCATTGACCAGTGCACTGGTTGCATCACGGCCAATACGACGAAGCGAGGCAGGAACCTCACCAATCTGAGACTTCTCAGCTTCGTACTGTGCAGTGGAGTCACGATTCTCCAGAGCAGTGGCAGCAGCAGATGCACGACGACGTGCATTCAAGGTATCAGTCTGAGTGCCTTGCACCCACTGATTGCCTTCCTCGATCTTCTTCGCAGCCCATGCACCAGCTTCGTCATTGGCCAAGCCAAGACCTAGTGCACCGATGCCAGCGAAGGCATTGGCCAAACCAGAGCCGACACCGGAGATGGTGTCACCCAGAACCATGGAGACATTGCGACTGTTCAGTGCATTGTCTCGCTGGAAAGCAGCATCACCTGCACCCTGAGCCAGAATCAGACGGGTGGCATCGTCGCCGTACTTGGCACGGAGATCGATGGAATCCAGAGTCCGGAGGTCTTGCTCCAGTTGCCCCATGGTTCCAGCACCGGCTTGATTGCCACGGCCAGCAGCCACCTGATAGAAGTTCGGATCGACTGGAAGAGGTGCAGCGACTTGCGCCGGGGCTGGCATCACAGGGTCTGGTGCAACGACCGGGGTGCTCAGAGCCGAACGCAGAATGTCGTTGATCGCCATTGCGGATTGGTCCTGTAGTAAGGATAAGTTGGTAGAGAGAACGATAGCAGAAAAAAACCCCGCCGAAGCGGGGTTTCATCTTACCAGTTGCGTCCTTGGCCCCGGAAACCCGGAGCCGGGATTCCACTGGGCAACGGAGCAGCTGCATCTTGCAGGATCTGAGTGGTTCGTGCCGAGCCGCCACCCTGAGATTGAGCCACGGGCTGAGGAACGGTCCGATCCTGCCAGTTGGGACGGAGTTGCTCCAGACCTCGCTGGGCTTCACGTACAGCGTCCAGACGCTGCTGTGCTGCCTGTACCCGTGCCTGATAGCGGGGCAGCTGTGCAGCGAGTCCTGGCTGCGTCTGAGCACGTTGAGCAACAGCACGGTACTGAGCCATTGCATCGTCCAGAGTGGCTTGGGCCGACTGAATCTGCTGAGCCACAGCACCAACCTGCTGTGCCGAGTCGAACTGACTCAGAGCACTGCCGTTGCGGAACGACTGGATAGCAGCATCGACGCCATCGTCATTAAGACGCAGACCATTGCCGAGGTTGCCGGTCGAACGGAACGGACTCAGAACACGGTTGGCACCGTATTGCAGGTATTCCAGCGGGTTGGTTGGCGAAGCATCGATGTTTCGGCGAAGGACGGCAGCTGCGGTTGCAGCATTGACGTTGCCTTCGTTCATCACTCGACGCAGCTCACGGGTCAGGATCGACTTGTCAGCACCAGCGAAGGAACCACCCTCACCAGTAATTTCCGAGATGATCTGGCCAGCATCACGGGTATCGCCAACCGTCTGGGCGTAGTCATTGGACACGCCACCGTTGTTGGTGTCCTGCATTGCACGGGTCAAGATGCTCGACAGAGCTTCACCCGTTGCCTGACGACCTTGGTTGCCAACAGCCTGACCAGTCTCAGCACGGGAGATCTGCTGACGCATCTCATCCCACGACAGATCCTTGTAGGCACCCGGACGCTTGTCGGTCAGAGCAGCCCACGTCTGAGTCAGATCACCACCCTTACGGGCATTGAAGATCGCTTCACCGATCTTGTTCTGTGCATCAGCATCGAACGGCTGGTTCTTCCAGTCCTTGCCCAGCACTCGGGGACCGAAGTCTTCCAGAGTTGCCTTGTTGATCTGGTATGCACCCAGCGGACTGTGACCCTGACGGCTGATCATGCCGGACTGATGATCGATGACATCACCGATCTTCATCTGGCTGATCGGAACCGGAGTCGCTTGGAACTCGAAGGTAGTGTCATAGACACTGCCCTGTCGGGTGCCAGCAGTACCCGGAGCAGACTGGGCTGCACCACCACCAGAACGACCACCACCACCGGCCGGAGCATCGGTAGCCAACGGACCATAGGTGCCGGGGAAAGCGTTTTGAACCAGACGGGTAGCCTGAGCACGCAGATTCTGGTCAAGACCAGACATGCTTTCCAGCACGGCTCGGGCATCTTCAGGACTGGCAGCACGACGCAGAACATCCGTTGCCAGCACTTGGGCTGCACGGCTTTCGTTGTCGTTTCGCTGATCGATGCTCAGGTTGTAGCGGTCACGGGTCAGTCCGAACTCACCTTGACGCTGGCCGAGTTCACCACGCAGCAGACCCTGAGCACCTTGAGCCATGGCGAGAGACTGATCGGCGTTGAGGTTGCCCAGCACGTCAGAATTTTCCTGACGGATGCGGGCCACTTCAGCACTGTTGCCACGGGAAGCTGCATCGAACAGAGCAGCCTGAGCAGTACGGGCAGCATCGGAACGAGCATTGGTATCACGGGTTCGGTCGAAGCCGTAGCGGCCTTGTTCCAGATCCAGTGCACCAGATTCCAGTTGCTGGCGGGTACGGTCCTGACCCAGCAGAGTACCAACACGGTCTTGTAGACCAGTCAGCACACCAGCCGACAGCCGATTCGGATTGATGCCCGAGAGCAGGGAACCACTGGAGAGGGCATCACGCAGACCACCAGCATCTTGCTGCTGGAGAGCACGAGCCAGAACTTCCTGATCCGCATCACGAGTCTGCCGTGCTTGCAGATCATTCAGAGTGCCACGAGCAGCAGAGAACGCATTGTTCAGCTGATCGGAGAACATCTGATAACCACGCATCGCACTGGAGAAGTCCGGCGAATCAATGGGGCGGTATTGGATAGCGGCCATCAGGATTCCTTACGAGCGGCTCAGACGGTTGTCGGCAATGTACTTGTCACGCTCGGCATCAGTTTGGCCTTCAACTGCTGCACGAGCACGAGCACGATCAGCCAGTTGGGTGTTATACGACTGGATCGAGTTGTCGAGGTTCGTGTTGGCAAAGCCCTTGGTGAAGTTGAACTGATCACGAGCCAGCTTGTTGGCATTGAATGCGCCCCACAGACCACCGATGGTTTGCAGTGCACCCAGACCGAACTGAGCAGTGTTCATGTTCAGACCGAAGCCCGAGGGATTACCAGCTCCACTGGCTCCGACAGTGTTCGGTACGAAACCAGTACCGTTGTTGGCAGGCAGACCCTGCATACCAGCAGGCTGACCGAGACCGTTGAAGCCAGAGAAGATGTCAGTACCACCGAGCAAAGAGTTCTTGCCGAAGTTCAGATTGGCAAGTGCCGGATAGGAACTCTGCCAGTCTTCGAAGGTAGTTGCCATGAGGCAGATCCTTACAGTTGGAGATTGGTGTTGAGGGTGAGATCTGTGAACTGGTTGAGCATGTTCAGGCTCAGATCTGCGATGTCGCTGCCGACCATCAAGGTGCGTTCAAGGAAACTGGCCGAGCTTTCCGGAACGAACCCAAAGGACCGGGCAGAGTCCGTCAGAGAGAGGGGGTCAATGACGCCCTTGTTCACCCCGAACGTATCAGCAAAGGCTTGCTGGATCTCTTCGGATTCTACCTTATACCGCTCCAGAACCCCTTGGGTTTCTTCCAAGATACCCTGAGTGGAGACGTTGATGTACTTGGCATAGGCGTCGAATGCCGTCGAGGTCAGCTGGATCAGATTGTCGGCCCGCATCATGTTGCCGAAGCCCTGAGCCATGGTCTGCCCATTGGCCATGGCCGTACCGACGTTCAGGGCGATCACCGAGGCAATGGCACCGATGATCGTACCCAGCTTGTCACCGAAGATGGCCACAGCACCACGCTGGATGATCGTGACCAGCAGCATGGCAGCAATGGCATTGGCGATGGCACCCACGATGATGGCTGCCACACCCGTCAGGCCAATGGCAGCACCCACTGCCGCATTGGTTCCGAGCAGGCCACCAGATGCACCGGCACCAGCACCACCCGTGTAGATCGAGATGATGATGATGACGATGATCAGAATGACTTGGAACAGGCCAGTCTGATACCACTTCTTCTTGACGACCTGATAGCAATTGAAGACAAGGAACGAGCAGGCCGTTGCCATCTGGGTAGACTTCGTGAGTGGCATCGAACGGTAGATGCCCTCATGAAGAGGCACGATGAAACCAGACTCTTCCGTGTCCTGTAGAGCCTCACGTCCATCGATCTCAACTGCCTTGCCGTTGTAGATCTCATTGCGGTGAGTCAGGCCACGGAGCTTCAGAACACGATAGGTGTTGTTGCCGTCCTGCCAGTAGAGATCAATGTTGTTGCTCATGCGTTGAGCCACAACACCCCATACGCCGCCAACGTAGCCTTGCTCATCAAAGGTGTCATCCGTGTTCACTTGGAACCAGAGATCCCCTTGCTTGGCGTCCGGCTTGCCTTGCCCGGTATGCACCGATTCCACGATGGCATTCCAGCTGACAGTGATGTTGTAGTTCAGGACTCGGTTGTTGTCCGACCGGATCTTGATCTCACTGTTCGGCATCGGAGGGTATGGCTTCTTCACTGGTTCAGGGGTGCCATACAGAGGATCGCTCGGAACACCCTGAGCAACCTTCCACTTGTCCCACTGAGTCATCGAAGCATCAGCTTCATTCCATGCCAGCTTCCATGCGGTGTATGCGCCATCACCACCAACACTGGAGGACTCCAGAATGCCCTTGAAGAATCGATAGATGTACTCACGGCAAGCTACTTCCTTGACGTTGAGCGACACACCGAACACTGCATAGGCATAGTCGATGTCACCGAGACTTTCATTGTCAGCAATCTTGCTGATGATGTCGTCATACTTGCCAGTCGTACTCTTCTTCAGAGCCTTCTTAGCTTCGTCATAGACATCAGGCAGGTAGGACGGCGAGATGAACTTGTTGTCCACTCGGAATGGAATGTACGGGAAGAAATCCTGATTGCCAGTCGTTGGACTGAACATGGCATCGAGGATTGGATTACCGGAACCACGCTTGTAGATGAAGATCTTCGTACCAGACCAGCTGGATTGGATCGTCTCCATCGTATCGATGCGGTAGGTCTTCTTCGTGCTCAGAGTCTCAGTGACGTTCGTGGTCTTTGTCGTCTTGATGACACCACCACCGATGTCTTCTTCCACAGAACTTTCAGTCGAAGTCGTAGTGACCTTGGCGACTTCATCCTGATACATGGTCGAAGTGATCGAGTACGTCTGATCAGTTCCGGGCTTGTTGCCCATGAACTCCGTCTTCGTATAGACACGATGATGCTCCGCCACCGTTTCAATTCGGGAGGTTGGAGTCTCACTGTGCTCAGCCGGACGGCCATCCGAATACGTCACATCGACAATGACCTTGTTGGTCAAGGTCACGTCGTTCGGATTGGAATCGTCACTGACGGTGGTCCAACCAGAAGTGCTTGGCCACGGATCGGTCGGACCCAGTTCCACCGTAGTTCCCGGAACAACAGGACCATCGCTGGGGTTGTCAGCCAGCAAGTACGAGGCGTACATGTACCGGCCATTCTGATCGAAATCAGAAGCATCGAAGGTGTAGGTGGTCACCCCACCGAACAGGATCGTGATCGTCTGACCATCGATGTCAGTCGTCCAGTCTTCATTGATCCGATCAGGGTGGTTCTCCAGCATCCATCGATCAGCCCACCACGTGTAGTCGGCATCACCAATCTGCACGGACTGGACTTGAACCACTTGGTTCGAACCATGGGGGATCTGATCCCGCAGCACATTGACATCAACCGAGTTGCCGATGGAAAGACTGCCGGTCACAAGACCGACAGTATTCACATAGCCACTGGTTCGAGACCAACGGGCAAAGTTTCGGAAACGAATCGCTGGACCTTTCAGGTAGCTGTTCGTGATCGAATTTCCGAGACTCGGAGTTTCGTTCAGGACAGCACCGAAGATCGTCGTCTTCAGGTAGTTCGGACGATCATTCTCATCACCGGCCATGTTGTATGGCACGGAGCTGACGTAGGTTTTCTTGCGGCTTCCGAACATGCCCATATCAGACGAACCCGTTTTCGTTCTTGATCTTGGTCAGAACCTTGTCGATGGAAGCATTGCTGAAACCATCTGGCGGCAGCAGACCTTCATCGATGGTCTTCATTGCGATCCACGCATCAATGAACATGCGGCCGGACTTGACCTCAGCATCACGCTTGTAGCTCGTGATCTGCTGATCGTACAGCTGCTTCTGCTTGCCCACGGAACCAGCAACCGGGGAACCATCGGTACGGTTGTCCAGCGTCTGTGCACGCTGCACTTCGATCTGTTCCTTCACCAGCGCCCATTGGCTCGGCAGGATGTTGAGCAGGTTGTACGCCGCAGTGCCGTATGCCTGATCTTCCGTAGCCAGCTTCATGGCAGTCAGTGCGTAGGTAGCACCCGAAGTCTGTGCATCCAGCACAACCTTGGCGTACTCGGCCTTTGCAGTCTGGGTCTGAACCAGTGCAGCGAATGCTTGCAGCTGAGCAAGCTGTGCCTGCCAGAAGGCTTGATCCTTCTGCAACAGGAACTGGGTAGCGTTCTGCATGGTGGTTTCCACCAGTGCAATGTATGCCTTGGTGTAATCACCAGCAGTGATTCGCTGTGCCTGATACTCCATCAGCAGATGCTGCTTGGCAGACGCCATCAACTTGTCGAAGACACCTTCGCCAGTTGGGCATCCATCAGTCAGATCCTTAAGCGATACGCTCGGAGGCGATTTGAACAGAGGACTGTTCTCATCAACCGGCAGCTTCCAGATTGGATCATTCCAATCGATGGTGGGCAGCGTGATGTTCAGGTCTTGAATCAGGTAGTCGAGGATGCTCTTGGCATCGATCTCACCACTTTGACGGGCCATGAAAGTGTGTCCTGTGAAAGAAAAAAGCCCACTGAACCAAGAGGATCAGTGGGCCTAGTTTACCGGCTCAGAGAGCTATCAGCCCACGTCCGAAGTACCGGCAGCAATCTGGGCGGTTGCCAGCTGCTTCAGTTCCTGCGGCGTCAGGTCCGGCAGGTCTTCGATGCCGAACTCGGAAGCCAGACGGGTGATGACTTCGATACGGCCAGTCCGCTTGTCGGTCTTGGTGCGGATGTCCACGTACTGACGGGTCTTCAGCACATCGTACAGGGCTTGCTCGATATGCCAGCCGCCATCGGTCTGTTCGCCGAACGGGACGAAACGCTTGATCACACCCATGTAGTTGTTGCCCACGGTGATGAACTCACCGGGCACATCACGCTTGGCTGGGTTGTGGCAGGTGATGCGGACACGACGCAGCTTGTGCGCCTTCTTCCGCAGGAATTCGTGCAGGCTCAGCTGCTTCTCTTGTGCTGGCTCAGCACCCGGAATCTTGTCCGGTGCAGCCTTGGCACCTTCTTCCGACTTGCCTTCCATTGCATCGTTGAGCTGCTGACGCAGGGTCTCGACGCTGGCATTCGGGGATGGATTCTTGCCCATCGTCTTCAGGCGAGAACGCAGCATTGCCTTCTCTTCCTGTTCACGCTGTTCCGGGGTCATCTCGGTCGGGTCCAGCTGCGATTCGGTGTTCTGTTGTTCGCTCATGACTTTTTCTCTGTAAGTAGAAAGGCGGGGAGTTATCTCCCCGCCTTGGTTCCGCTACCCGATTAGATCGGGGCCACGGTCTTGATGACGGCCAGACGTTCCGGACGCTTGATCAGGATACCGTAGTACCACTTGATCGAGCTGAAGCCGGTTTCGCCGAACGGATCGTTGCGGTCTGCGGTGTCCTTGCCCGGCATCTTGGTGATGACGTTGAACTTCACCGTCTTGCCATCGGTCTGGAAGCCGATGGTGGTGAAGCTGTCATCGCCGATGGTCAGCATCGGGAAGATGTCGTAACGCTCTTCACCGGCAGCGTTCTGCGAAGAACGGTAGCCCGGATTGGTGTCAACGACAGCACCCTTTGCAGCCCAGTGCAGCATCTCCGGAACTTGGATGATGCGCCACTTGTCGATGGAGCCGATCTCGCCGTTCAGCACGGTGCCAGCAGCAGCGTAGTGCTGGATCTCCACGAACGCCTTGTTGCCGAACAGATCCTTCATCGACTTCAGGATCGGAGCCAGCTCCGAACCGACGTAGATGACACGGGTGGCACCCAGCACCTTGGTATCGATCAGACGCGAACCAGTGATGATGGTGACCGAGGTCGGCGAACGCAGATCGGTCAGGGTCTGATCCAGACGCATCAGCAGACGGTAGTCCACGATGGAGGCCGGGATTTCCGGATTGCCACCAGCAGCCGGAGTGGCTTCGCCGGTCACTTCACCGTCGTTGGTGGCAGCGCCAGCGTAGAACACGGTGCCAGCCATGGTCAGCAGGTCAGCTTGCAGGACGGCTTCGGTCAGCTGCACCGCACCGTTCATCAGCTCACGGCTCAGGTGATCACGCAGCTCATCGTCGGAGTCGAAGTCCACCGATTCCTGGGTCCACTCGTAGAAGAAGCCGAACTTGTGCAGGGTGCCTTCACGCTCCAGACGGGTGAAGCCGACACGGTTCACACGGCCACCGTTCTCGGTCAGGGTCGGCAGCTTGCTGGTGATCTTGCCGATGTCCTTCGAGGAACCGTACAGGTTGCCATCAGCGATGGCGACACCGTTGGCGTCGATACCCTGATCGTTGATGTTGCGGTCGTCCAGCAGCGGGACGTAGTAGTACACCTTGATCTTCTTGCCGAAGTTCTTCGGCATGTTGGTCACGTTGGCCAACGGCATGAAGTATTGTTCGCGGCGAGTCTCGATGATCGAGTTCTTGAGCCACATGAAGGAACGCATCTGGTCCGAGCCATCACCATCGATGCTCGACTTCTGGCCATCAGCGGGGGCGTTGTAATTCAGTGCCATGAGAAGTGTCTCTTAGACGCGGCCGGTGAACTGAGCAAACTCTTTCTGGAATTCAGCGTCAGACAGGCCAAGGATGGAAGCAGGGTCGGTATGTCCAGTTTTCGCTGGGGCGGCTCGGCTGGTTGCAGCAGCCTTCACCTTGTCTCCGTTCTGCACCGGCGTCTTCGGCTGTACGACAGTCTTGGCCACTGCAACCGGCGCTGGCTTGGCTGCAAGAGCAGCGGCCTTGGCCTGTTCAGCAGCTGCAAGCTCATCGCCAACAGCCTTGTATGCCTGCAAGAAAGGAGTCTGGGAACCAATCTGGCCGAGAACCTTACGGCGTTCCACTTCAGTGGTGATGATGTCGTAGACACCAGACACACGCTGATCATGGATGGCACGCAGGATCGCTGGATTGTTTCCCACCGCATCGATGCTGGCTTGATCCCACTTCAGAGCTTCTGCAATGGTCTCTTGTCCTCGATCCATGGTTCGAAGTTCATCGACCGTGGATTGGAATTCAACCTGAGAATCACTGACTCGGTGATTGCCGCCTTGATACGTCGGATCGGAATCGACATCGATGTCTCGCGGATCGATGCCCCGGTCCTTCATCAGCTTCTGGATTGCTGCCTTGTCACCATTCCGCAGGTCAATGAGGAAGGAGAGTTCAGCTTCGTCCAGCAGCTTGTTGTTTTGAAGCATGGTTGCAGCACGTCGATACGGGGCGAGTTCCTGCATCTTCCGGGTGTAGTTGGCACCCATCTGCATCAGCTTCACTGCTTCTTCAGGAGACTGGAGCTGGATCTGCTTACCGTTCGCAGTGAACGGAGCCATGATCTTCTCGTAAGTCGCCTTGTAATCCGGGACTACTTCAGTGGGTTCCCCACCTTCAGCAACCGGCTTGTCGGGGGAACTACCACCGCCATCCGGATTGTCAGTTGCAACTGCCGGGTCCGGTTTGACCTCCGGATTGGCCGCTGCTGGGTTGGGATTACCGCCTTCAGTCTTGTCGGCAGGTGGAACATTACCACCTTCCTGAGTTGGAAGCACTTCCGGATCGGGAGTGGGATCTTCCACTGGGTCTTGGACCGGATCAGCAACCGGGTCCGGCTGGGGATTGGCGTTCGGATCGGGTTGACCACCCTGACCACCATTGTTGGCAGTCTCCGCCTCGGCAAGCTGCTGCTCGATCAGAGCAGCAACACCTTGCGAGCGGAAATCCTCATCACTCATGGATGAGATGTCCGGCATGATCAGACCTCGCTATCTTCAGCTGCGCCCTGATCTTCCTGACGCAGTTCTTCGAGGGCTTCCTCGATCTCGGCGATCTGACCAGCCTGAGTGGCCAGCATGGATTCTTGGGCAGTTGCCCACAGCAGGATGCCACCGCATGCCTGAGCCATGACCACGAACTTGCGCTGATTCTCCGCATCGAACTGCGGATTGATGGAGGCGTGAATCAGGCGGGAAGCCTCATTGATGCAGTAATCCTGCAAGATGAGTTCCTTGAAGTCCTTGTTCTTGAACAGGCGTTCCATGGCGGCCAGCTTCTTCGCAGCCGTCTTGGCACCGTCCAGTTGGCGGGTCAGGCTTTCGATATTGACTTCAGTCTGCATGACTAATTGGTCTCGTTTTGGGTGGTAAGTACGGAAAGGGTGGGACATTTCTGTCCCACCGCTCCTAAATCATAGATCTATGTTGTTAGAGCTGTCCAGTGATCGGTTGGGTCAGACCTGCTCGGGTCAAGCTGTTCCAACCAATGGCACCTTCAATATCGGGGGTGCCCTCACCTTCCTTCCGCTTGGACAGGAGAGCCTTGGTGACTTCCAGATCCTGATTGCCTTCGGCCTGGCCCTGTTGCTTGGCAATGTCCTCGGCAAACTTCTGGCCGGTGGCATTCTTGGTGGCCTCGATGCCGGTAGCCTGAGCCTCAGCAGCAGCCCTCTGAGCCTGAGCCTGATAGTAGGCAATCTTCGCCTGCGACTCTTGGATCTCGGACTGTAGCTTCTGCTGCTCCAGTTCCTTCAGCGGATCAGGCTGCGGCTGGAACTTCTTGATCTCGTTGGCCAGATCCGGCATCCGCTTCAGACGGGCGATCTTTTCCAAGATCAGCTTCGTCATGTTGAAGTCCATGTTGGGACCGATGGTCTGCAACATGAAGCCCAGATCCTGAGCCTGAGTGTTGTCCTGTTCCGGCGTGGAGATGTCCACGACGCAATCGAAGTTGCCCTTCAGATCCTCACGCTTGACCGTGATGAACTCTTCATTGGTGATTCGAACCACTTCCTGTTCGCTCAGGAACTCGGAGTTCATGGCGATCATCTTCTTGCCGATCTGCTGCATGGCATTCGACAGACGACGCAGGATGCTCATCTCTCGCTTGCTGGAAGCATCCAGCACACCACGGATACCAGCAGCAACATCACCCAGCGAGGTGGAGTTGATACCTTCACCGAAGCCCTTGACGCCAGACAGAGCCTCAGCCTCTTGGCTCTGCATCTGCAACATCACCATCGCCGACTGAGGAATCTCGGGGAAGGTGTGGGTGATGAGACCCTGTGCAGGAGTGAAGTTCGGGTTGAACTGGTAGTCCTGTCCATTGTCGTATCGACGCTGGTTCAGAGCATCCAGCATGCCCTTGGCCATGCCTTGCTGACCATTGGCAGAGCGACCCATGATGTCAACCATGCCACGGGTCAGAGCACCCATCAGGCGTTGGTTGTCACCCAGCAACTCAGCATCTGGCTCACCGTACAGCTCACGCTTCTTCGGCGAATAGCGAGCCATGACGAATGGCAGACCTTGGTCCGGGTATGGGTTTAACTCCATACGGATCATCACATTGCCGATCCACGTGGCAACGAATGGAACCAAGGTGCCATCCTTGTGGATGTCGTAGAAGCCCCAGTATTCGAAGGCCACAACCTTCTTACGGGCACGGTCGTTGAACTGGAAAGTGTCCGGCGTGGTGGTCTCATGTTCCGGATGAGTAGCTGGGCTGTTGTTGTCCCAGATGACTCGATCCAGATTCTGATACCGCTTGCCAGACTTCAGCAGTTCACTGCGACTGGTCTCGAACGAGACGATGACGAAGAGAGCCTTCTCCAGATCACCATTGCAGGTTGGGTCGATGATGACATTGTGCGGATTAAGCACTTCGAGAGTTGGGCGGTTCTCGATGATCTTCTCGACTTCAGCCTCAGTGACGCCGGTCTGTACTGCATACGTCGGCTCACCAGTCTGCTCGTAGTAATCGACGGCAGCACGCATTGCATCATCAACGGACTCTTCATAGCCCCGACGATTCTCTTGCTTTGCCATCAGAGCCTGTTGCAGAGCTTCAGCCTGCTCAGCGGTCTCCAGTGCAAAGTGGCTGAACTCCGGCACGGTCTCTTTGACCTTGACGGTGTAGCGCTTCCAGCCGACTTGAACCAGTGCAGTACCTTCATCCACATCGCCGCGAATGAAGTCATCGATGAACTGGACCTTGTTGATCTGGTTGTCGAACTGGTAGTTCAGCAGCACTTGGTTCTGCTGTGCGGCAGCAGAGTCTTCGAAGGTGCGTGGCTTCACTTCGAAGATTCGATAGTTCGACAGGAACGGTTCCGTCAACGACGGATACCGCCATTCGGCCTGACGACGAATCAGCTTCGGTTGGATGGCACTTCGGCCACGAATCTTCTTGGGACGCTCAGGACCAGAGACATTCCGGAGATTGTCCCACTCCACGATCTTGGTCATCTGAGTCTGGTGTGCAGGCTTCGCTGCTTCCAGATCACGCTTCAGAGCCAGAATGGACGGTTCATTCGCCCAGTTCGTGAGCTTCTGTGGCAGTGAAGGATCTTGCTCTCGGTAGGTTTCGGCCATGTCAGTCGCTCATCAAGTTGCGGTCATTTTTGATTTGTTCGCTCAAGGATCGGACTTGTTCGTCACGGAGTCCAAGAGCAGTCCGGAGTTCTCGTACCAGAGATCGGCCTTCTTCAAGAGAGGCGTCGAGTTCGCTTGCATGGCTTGCGAGACTTCGACACTCAGTGGCTCCAGCTTCGGCTTGACGTTGGTATATGGCCGACCTTTGGGAACTGAGCTGCAACCGGCGAGAGTAATCAGAGCGCAGGGTAGCAACTTCAACATCATGTTTCCGATTCGCTTCAGCCAGTGCATGAGTGATCTCATCATTCTTACTCCGGTGGATTGCTTCTCGTGCGTCGTACTCTTTCTGCAACGAGGCAATGTGTTCATTGTAGTCCTTCGTCTCTGCATCCCACTTCTCTTGAACAGAAACGGCTCCCTCTCGGAAGCCGTTCTGCTTGACCTTCTGATAGGTGGCAACACCAGCACCAATCAGGAAGATCAGAGCCAAGAGGTGGGGAAGATACTTAACGAGCGTCTTCTGCCACATCGAAACTGTCTCCGAAGTTCTTGCACTTCGACAACGGGATGTTGCCAATTCGGTGATCCACCCAGCCAACCGTGAAGATCTTGAGGTTCGTCAGGCTGACGTAGTGCTGGGCTTGGAAACTGTCCAGCAACTTGAGCGTCAGCTCACAAGCCTTGACCTCACCACGGGCAGTGACCAGACCTTCATAGGCCCGGATCGTACCGGGTCCAACCTTACCATCCACGGTAAGTTGGGGGTAGTCCTTTCCATCACGATTGAGGGCATTCAAGGACTGCTGGAACCAACGGGAACCACGGCCCGGACCTGCGTTGACGCCGATGTCGGTCAGCTTCCAAGCCACGGCTGGACTCTTCTCGATCATCGGGGCATAGCCCGGCTTCAGGATGTAGTCCTCGTAGTAGATGGACTTTGCCGCCTCGACGGACAGATCCTTCATGTTGCCGGTGTAGCCATGGTCTCGGGCCACCTTCTCAGTGATCCCATGGTTCGTGGCCCCCCCCGGATCTTTCGGGTTGTTGACGTAGCCACCTTCGACGGCGACCACGGCACCAATGATCAGTGCGGCCACACCGGCAATGCCGGTCTTCTTGCCATTACTCAGCTTCTGAGGCATCGGCTGTTCCTTTGAACTTGATGATACGGGCGATCATCGCCAGACCCAGAAGGATGATGGTGATGGTCTTGCCGTGGGGAATCCCATTGATGGAACCAAGGGGGATGTTGGAGACTACGAAGTCAGCGACATTCAGCAGGAAAGCCCCTGCCATGTACCAGATGCTGCTGAACTTCCAGCTGTGTTTCCAGTTGGGGATCAGCTTGATCATGGCTCAGTTTCCACTGAGCCAGAGAGCGATCTTTTCCCGGCTGGTCAGGAGGAACGTGACCACCGCAGTGGCTACAACCCAGACCCACTTGCCGAACTGTCCAGCTCCCACCACCTTATGTTTGATGATCAAGAAGTCATCGATGACAGGCTTCTGCGTAGTCAAGCTGGTCTCTACGTTCGCAACCCGCTGCTCCATGCTGGCCAGTCGTTGGCCTTGGTCCTTGAGCTGCTCCAGAATTTGCCGGTTGGAGTCAGCTTGGGTCTTCAGGCGTTCATCCAATCGCGCCAGTAGAACTTCAGTGGATTCGGACATAGCCCCAAGTACCTAAAAAGAAAAATCTCGTAGGGCGAAGTGTAGGGCATAGAAAAGGCTGGGGGAACCCGAAAGTCCCACCCAGCCTAGGTTTTCACATGATTTGAGTCAGCTGACCAGACCGCTTACGACGAAGGAGATGCCGTAGGGATAGTCGGAGGAAGCAGGCTGAGTGAAGCTGGAAAGTGTCGTCTGACCTGTAGTAGGGAGTGGCACGTATCCTGCATACAACCGCTTGTCAGTGGTGATGTTGGCAGTGTCCATCCGAACCATGTTGCTGGGGGTATTGGTCACCGTACCGTTGCTGATCGATGCGTGGGAACCCACGGCAATCAGCATGGAGTCCGGCGCAGTGTTCAGGTGCGACGGAAAATTGACGGTGAGAACGTTGGATGGAGATGGAGCCAAGGGGTTGACCACAATGTCCTTGATGACAGGACCATACTCACTTCGGAATGCAGACAGACAGATCAGGAATCGACTGGTGTTCGTCTGGTTGAACCGATAGGTCGCAGTGGTCTCATCAGCGGTGTTAGCCACCTTACCCAGTACCAGCAACTTCTGATTGGTTGCACCAGATCCATAGGTCTCAGTCTCAGCCACCAAGAACCAACCAGTGGGGATTGGCACACTGCTACGGTGGACGATGTACGCCAACAGCAGATCACGGGACTTCAGGCCGGGGATATTCGGCATGTCCTTCTGGCTTTCAGAAGTGCCAATCCAGTCATTGGCACCAACAAAGGTGACAGGCTTGGACTGATTGATTGGCGGCACATAGCGATGACCGACACAGAACCATTGAAGACGGTTCTTGTTGTTCATGCCCACAGAGATGAGATCACCCTCAATCAGTCGATCAATAAGAATCTCATTCTGATAGCGCTGGCGCTGCACTCGAATGCACAGGTCCATGCCCTTCTTGTAAGACAAGATGAGATCACTGGAATTCTGGAACTGATCTCGCTTCTCATCCATGCAAAGGCGTGGAGTGGTGGCATCCGGAATGATCATGGTCCGCATGGCATTCACTTGAGTGTCGAACCAGTAGAACTTGCAGACACCGCCTTCTGCCATGTAGGCAATGTGCGGTCGCATCAGCTGGTCGAAACCAAGTGCAATCTGAGTGATCCCTGCTTCAGTGATCACCGTGATTGGGTCCACTCCAGGTCGATACACAATGACCTTGCCGTCCACGTACTCAGCAGTCCACAGGACTTCCTGTAGGTTGTCAGACGCAGAGAACAACTGACTACCGCCACGCTCATAGTCAATGAGCGGGCGGGTCAGACGATTCTGCTGCTCAACCCAAGGGCCAACAATCTCGCGTTGAGAGCGTTCAGGAATCATGGCGAGTAGCGCCCCCAAGTGACTGCCATACGCAGAGCCACAGTCTCAGCGTTGGTCTTCGCCCAGCCCGGCGAGAAGCCGACTTGGAACTGAAGAACAGCACTGACACCTTCGGCACCAGTGAAAGTCATACCTGCACCATTCTGGATGGTCATGGGGCCACTGGTCTCCCAACGATAACTGCCAGCAACATAGGCATGTTGGGTGATGGATGCGTTGGAGAACGTCGTCAACGTACCGGATGGCTTTCCATCAGTAGGACCGACACCCAGACCAGTGCCATCACGATACCAGTAGTAGCCCCACACATAGTCAGAAAAGGCAAAAGAACCAGACGGGGAGAACCACACAGCCGTGTCATTGATCTGGGATGGGCGAACCGTGACAGTGGTATCAACACCCTTGATGTTCACAACCGAAGTCTTGTCAGTCATGTCCACATAGAGGCGAACCTCATACGTGACGATCAAGATCTCGTCGGACAGCACCGTGATGGTAGTAGGCTCACCACTCGAATCCTTGATCAGTGCACGAGTGTGCATCAGGTTATCGTTGGTGTAATACTTCAGACCGAGTTCCGACAGGTTGCCTGCCGCTGCACCAGCTGCAAACTCATAGGTCTTTCGAGACCACCCATAGGGGTTGGCACCCAGAACACGACCACTGGTCGATGCACCAGCTCCAGAGCTTCGTTCGGTCTGAGCAATCTTCGCCACCAGTCCGGTATCCGAAACGGTAGGCGGGGTCGAGCCAGAACCCACAGCCAATGCGTACATCCACGAATCGAGGCTGCGAATGCTGTTGTTACCGAAGGCATCGAGACCTCGGTTGAGGATCAGGTTGTCCTGCCACGGTGCAACCTCGATGAGTTCATCAGAACCCACCTTACGCTTGTCAATCTTGAATCGGCCTTCAAGGCCGAAGTGTGCAGCGTGGATTACAGGGGATTCTTTGTAGGTCTTCACGAACCGAACTCCAGAGAGACGAAGGAGGAAGAAAGGGTGAGGTGATCTTCGAGTGGCTGATCCACACGAGGATGTTGCTTAATGGTAATGGACTGGAAGCTCGAAGACATTCGCATCCCATCTTCTGGGTCAAACGCATGTGCGTAGTCCCTTCGAATGGTACGAATGGTGATGCTTACGAAATCACTACCCAACTGAAGAATGTCTTCATTTGGATGAGCATAGTCCCTGCGGATGCTGCGCAGATCAAGACTGATGAAGCTGGCTGCCATCTCCAGTGGGGAGACTTCCATCTCCATCTCTTGGATTCGAAGCTCATCCAAGGATGCGTACATGCCCAGATCTTCATGGTCGTAGAAACCATAGAGTTTGCTGGTGACATACACACCGGCCATCTTGATCGGACCACTCCATCGAGCAATGCGACCAATGGAGTCAGTAGCAGTCAGCTCAACGTTGTACTCGTTCAGTGGGTTTGGGGATTCAATGATCTCAGTGACTTCCAGATCCCACTTGAAATCATCAACGAACAGTTCCTTGTTCTCTTTGAATCGAACACCCTCACAACCAATGGAACAAGTGACAGCCCCAGCAGGAACAGTTGAAGCCAGTCGAGACGGGGACACACGATTCTTGGCTCCATCATCGACAAGGTTGCCCCGGTCGATATGAATCATGTTCCCCTTGTCATCGAAATACTGGATGGTGACAAGTGCACCAACATTGTACTTGGCAGATGCACCCTGACGCACGGTGCATTGTGCGTTGATGACAGTGCCCGGTTCTACCTTGTGACGTGCCTTGTTGAGGATATGGCTGGAGCCATTGAAATCCATGAAGCACGCAGAGTAGCTGCCAGTGATGTTGTTGATGTTGTTCACCGACCAACCAAGACCCATCTCCCATCCCTTCTTCGCACTGCCACTTTCGAAGCCGGGATCGGAGATTTCTGCTGCATAGATCTTGGTGACTGGATCAATCCAGAACAGTGCTGGCCACGTGATCACGATCTCGTTCGTGTCTGGATCGAACGAGATGGAGTGACCATTCGGAAGTTCATCACCCCCAGTCTGTTGAATGGTGCAAGACCCTACATTGTTGAACACCTGAAGGCGACCCTCATAAGGATCGCCGAGGGTGTACTCAGCAGGAGTGCCGCCAATCCGCATGGGTAGCAAGTACCCATGCTGATCGACATTCGGGCGCTGGAAGATACCAGTGCTCATTGACGCATACCCATCAGGAGGATTTTGACGCCACGAGCACCCGCACCAGCTTGGGTGATATACATCTCCAGACGATCACCCTTGGCAAACGTGTCACCACCATCAACGAACGAAGCCGGAGTCGTGGCAGTCGCAGAGGTGTACTCGTTGTTGTTGATCGTCAGCAGAGTCTGGAACACCGTGGTTCCATTGCGTCGGATGTCCAACGTCAGAATGCTGCCAGAGGTGTTGGGAGCCAGCACGCAAGCACTCAGGCCGCCATCCAGAATCGCATCCAGCTTCAGACCGAACGGCAGGATGATCCCATCCACCGGAGTCGTAGCAGATGCAGCACTGGAACCATTGAGACGGCTCTTGTCTTCCAGCACGATCAGGTGACGTTCCGTGGTCAGAGCACCACGCAACAGATCGCCACTCAGAAGCCACTGGTTCGCATCTGGATTGATGCAGGTAGCCGAGATCGTGGCATCACGCCCACGGGTCTTGGCGATGAACTCAGTCGGCAGGAACAAGGTTCCACCCGTGCCAATGGCCAGCTCGACTTGTCCGGTGTTGTGCTGAACCACCGAGAAGAAGTCACCCTTCTTCCAGTCCTTGTCGCCATCGCCATTGTTGCGACGAATCTCCAGACGAACTGGGGCAGCGTCACTGACGATGATCAGGCCATTTGCATAGTTGTGGTCCAGAGAAGCACCCGGAGCAGGCGGAGACACCACACCCGGATTCACTGTGGTCAAGGGCGGCTCACCGACATACGGCTTGGCATAGCCACGCAGGACAGCGAAACCGATGGTGCCATCCTTCGGCGGGGTCAGGAAACGGATCGTCGCCGGAGCTGCACCGACCGGAGGATCGATGTTGTAGTCAGCAGGATTGACGGCATGGAAGTCCTTCTGCCCGACCGTATTCTCTTGCGAGGTGTCGAACAGGTACTTGTTGTAAGCATCGGCTCCGTTCAGCGGGAACGAAGTCTGGATGCCATCACCGATCCAGCTGAAATACTTCGGGATGATGCCGCCTTCTTCACCACCTTCGCCGGGGTCAGTACCACCACCCGGATCGGTGCCAGCAGCGTAGCCATAGCCCAGCAGAGCAGCATACTCAGTGCCACTGGCTCCATTGGTTTCCACATACAGGGAACCATGGTGGATGCCTTCCACTCGCGGTGCGAAGATGACATCGATCAGGAAGTGCTCACCCGGATTCAACCAGCCCGTCTTGTTCGAGGTAGCACGGTACGAACCGGCAACACGAATGCCACCGATCTTGACCGGGCAGTCACCGACATTGGTGACCACCACTTGATGCACAGTCGAGTTCCGATTCATGACCACATTGCCGAAGGACACCAGACTTGGTGCCACTTCGATGCGGAAAGGATTCGGGCCTTCCGAGCAGATGATGCGACTGGAATGATCAGGGAGCTGGAGCATAGACCACCCCGACCGTCATGAACCAGATCACATCAGCGGATTGGAGAGCCTCTGGTGCAGTCTCATTGAGTGAGATCGTCAGACCATTCACCGTGTACGCAGTGGTGAAGTAGCCGGACTCGGAGTTGTAGCGGGAACCAGTGAGAGGATCGACCAGCCACACAGTCGAATCCACCAGAGCACCCAGAGACACATCGGCAGGGAACAGGATGTTGGTCACCAGACCAGATGCCTTGCCGTATGCAGTCAGACGGGCATACGGCTCAGATGCAGCCTTGGCAATCAGGTTCATGTTGTGAGCCACGAAGCGAACGATGTCGTAAGCCTTCGGACCCAGAACGCGGTCAACCAGTGGATTCAATCCACCGTAGGGATCACCGCAGGTTCGCATGTTCATCAGATGAAGCCCCTCTTTTCGAATCGGGTATTGGTGGGTGCAGTCGAAGTCTGCACAGCATCATGTTGCTCGGCTTCATTGCAGAGACGGTCGAACATTGCGAGATGTTCTTGCGCCTTCGCAGTGGCCTCAGCAGTCGCCATGTTGGTGTACTTCTTGTAGGCCACGTAAGCCACCAAGGGTTCAACCAAGATGTCGGGGAGCATGATCTCTTGACTCAGATCCCCGTTGGCCAACAGCTTCGGATGCCTTGCTTGATACGTGATGTTCAGAGCCTGTCCCGGAATCGGGTGAGGAACTTGCAGCACGTTCTTCTGTGGGGTGAACAACGAATGCGGGTTGCCATCGTCATTCAGTGGATGGAGGTAGCCGTAGGTGTTGTAGACCTCAAGGATCTTCACCACATCACCCTCGAACCGTTCTTCCGGCAGATCGAGAATGTAACGACGCTTCTCCTTGCTATCCGCTTGATGCGGGGAGAACTTACGATCCAAGTGGTAGAAGGTGGTGATCTCATTCATCTCGATCATGACTTCCTTGCGGATCAGATCGAATTTCGTGAACAGGATCAGCAGTGCATCGTTGGTATGGCTCAGGACTTGTCCATGAGCCGTCTCTTCGATGAACCCGCTACCTGCCGTCCCCGGATAGAGAGCGGCATAGGGACCATAAGACAACTTCTCGAAAAGGTCTTCGATGATCATCTGGTCACACGACGTAGGAGTTGATAGGAAGCTCCTGTTCCGGAGCCTGTTCTAGTTCCCACCGATCCACTTCATCAGGGGTTGCCGGTGCCGATGCGGAAGGGAGCCATGGCTTGAAGTAGCCGAGCATGGAGATGGTGTCGATGCAATCGTCCTTTCCCTTGATGCCGGACTGGGTGACCAAACGGATCTGCCCCATGAACAAGCCCATGATAACACTCTGCTTCAGTTCTTCAGGGAAGTACATCTTGCCAGCCTTGAACCAAGGCACGACCAGATTGAAGCGGGTCAGCTTGTCGGTGCTCGGACGGATACCCGGATCACCAGACTTGGAGTTGCTGGCGAAGTTGAACCAGATCTTCCGGTTCATCATCTCAGACTGGAGCCAGGTGATGAAGGCCGTCTGCTGGCCGCTGACCTCGATACCCACCTGCTGGGGTTCGTACATGGAGACGAACTTGAACAGCTGGTTGATGGACTCATCCATCGTGGTTCGCTTGGCAAAGCCATCCACCCAGAACCAGTCACCATTGTGGTTGACCGCCCAGACCGAGATCACGCTGTAGTCAGCCGTGGTCTTCTTGCTGGTGGCGAAGTCAGTGGTGATATAGAAGTTGAAGCTGCTCTTGTTCTCCAACAACTTAGCACGCGAGTACCACCGGATCTCGGCATCCTGCACAAGCCGTTCTTCTTCGGAGGTAACACGGAGCATCAGCTCCTGCATGAAGCCTGCGACCTTGCCTGTACCCACTGCCAGCTTGTACTGGCTTTCGATGAAGTCGTAAGTGAATCGATCTTCCCATGCACCACGGAACTCGGAACGCTCACAGGGGAATCGTTCGCAGACCGGATACACATTGACGTGCCACTCACCCGACTCGACCGCTTCTACGATCACGTCTTCCTTGTTGAATGGCGTACCGTTGAAGACGATCTTGCGGCGGGTAGGATCAAGCGCATGGTTCACACCGTTGTAGACCGTGTTCTTGATCGCATCCATGGCTGCCTTGGAGTTGGCATCGCCATCACCAATCAAGTCATCGAGCACACAGAACGTTGGACGCTTACCGAAGATCTTGGAACCACGGATACCAGTCTGTGCACCAAACATCTTGACGCCCAGCTTGTGACCATCGACAGACTCAAACTCCAGATACGGATCAGTGAAGGTTGCCTTCTTGATCCAGCGCTGGAGGAATGGACTGTTGTTGTAACGGAACTCGATGTTCTTGCGTGCATTCTTGACGCCGTTCTCCATCGAATCCGACACATAGATCATCGCTTCCACCTTTCCATGTCCGGGCAGATACCCGAACACTGCGAGGTAGAGCGTCATGTATTCCATGAACAACGTGGTCTTTGCAGCACCACGGAACAGCAGATTCACTAGGTAGTCGTGCGTGGACTGAGCCAGCTTGTCCAGCATCGCCAAGTGAACTGGGGGAGTCTTGTTTGACTCCCCCTGCTCTCCGTTCACCAGCTTGATGAACGTCATGAACTCCAGTGCAAATGTGGTCGGCACGTAGTCATTGCTGTTGAGGAAGCCGTAGTCGGCTTCATCCAACCAGTCTTCCAGTGACTTCTTACTGTTGGTCGTCATGTTCAATCACTCGTGCCATGGACATCTCTGCAATCTTCTTGACTGGCATGCCCTCTGCAACCTGCTTCAGCTGAGCGTCTGCGAGGTCACGCATACCCTGACGCAGTGCATCCAGACCCGTGTCAGTCACAGTGATGTTGACCAACGGAGCAACGTCCTTCGGCTTGTCAGTGTGAGCCAGTACGGAATTGGCAGCAGTCGTCTGCACCATCTCACTGGCCGAGTTCTCCATCAACCACAGCTGGCGATTCAATGCCTTCTGTCGTGCTTCCTGATTGATGAGCCAGAAAGGAATGAGTGACTGCTCAAGGATGGCTTGAACCAGCTTGCCTTTGTGGTACATGGCCACGTAGGCAGAGATGGTTCGTGCATCCAGACCACGTGCAACCTGATCTGCATGACGGGCAGGGAACGTCTTGGCGTAGGACTCGCCATTGCTGTAACCCATCATCTTGTAGGTGCAGTAGGTCACTGCATTGAGGTAGTCCTCTGTCTTGAACTTCCCTTCCTGTAGCACCTTGGTGTAGCTGATGAAGTTGTCCCGGACCACTTCTGCGATCTCAGGGTCAGCCACGATGTTGTTGATCTTGTCGGCGAACTCTTGGGTTGCCATCGAACGCAGGCTACGAGGCAATGCCTGCGCCAGCTGTTCCTGAGTCAAAAGTTCATTGCTCATTACTGTGCCTGCTGGCTCTTACGCTTACCGTCTTCGTAAGCGATACGGGTGGTCAGGGCATTGAAGTAGGACTGCATAGCAGTGGCCTGCTGTTGCAGCAGCTGGAATTGGATGTCGTCCAGCTGGGTTGCCCCAGTCTGAAGGAAGCGCAGCAGACTGTTCAGACGGGCATTCAACTCATCGGCCTCATCCTTCATCCGGCCAAGGAAGTCCCTGTTCTCCGAGGCCAGACGATCAGCCAGCCGGAAGCCGAGGTAGGCCCAGACCTTCTTGACAGCTTCCTCTCGGGCGTACTTGTTGCCGATCTCAGCATTGAAGTTCTCCTTGCTGACACAGGCCGAGTGGCCATCGACAGTGAAGCCATTGTCCAGCGTCAGCTGGCAGATGGTGGTCCGCCCATCCGGCAGGACGGTGTAGGTCTCTTCACGGATCGCAGCTTCGACCTGTTCGATGGTGACGCGGGGAGCACTGCTCATGATCTTCTTCCTATTTAGATTTGACGAGCGGAGATGTGAAGCTGGTGGTCCAGCTCGTTCAGCTTCTTCTGAAGGGCAGCCTTCACCTCTTGGTTCCCGAGGTGCTGCTGATGCTGGATGTAGAAGTCCAGCTTGTGGTCGGCGATCACCTTCAGATGATCGACCCACTCCTGCTTGGCCTCTATATAAGGAATGGGCTTGATGTGGTCGTAGTCGCCTAACGGGTCTTCACGGGATGGCATGTCTTCTTCCTATTTACAGTGAGGCAACGGTCTGCTTCTGGAAGTAGGCAGCGAGGTCGAACTCAAACCAGTCGTCCGCCAACAGATCGCCCGTGCTCGGCACCCAGACACTGACCTTGCCCTGTGCATTCTTCAGGGCGAAGTAGCCCTCATAGGGAACCAAGTTCGAGGGGAACGCCAGCTTGGCTGCACCCGTCTGGGCCGGGTACTCATTGGCCGGGACGTAATAGACGAACTGGTTCTCCCCGTTCCAACCCCGGCGACTCATCGCCAGATTCGCCTTGAGCTTGATCAGGGCGTATTCGAACTGACCCTCAGATGCCATCTCAATGTTCATGTTCTTCTTCTTCCTATTTAGATCGCATAAGCGAAGGCTGCCACCAGAGCGGCAATGGCGATGGATACCCACACGAAGGCTTGGGCATTCAAGACACGGACACGTGCCTCACTCTCGGCAAGACTCGCCTCATGGACTTCCTGCTCCATGCGGTTCGCCTCGTTGTACTCTTGATGGGTGAACATTGCTTCCGGCCTTGTGTTGGTTGGAGGCTAGACTTTAGACTCCCCATAGGTAGATGACAAGACTACCCCCAATACCGAGAAGGATGGGGGTACGGGCAACCTATGCTGGTTCCCAAGGGGGGAACCAAGGAAGGGGGGAATCAGGCTCACAAACCTCTTCCAATTTGTCCTCACCTGTTCTACTCTTTCCCTGCACGCTGCGCTGCCCGTCACACTCGCTACGTGCTTGCTCCTAGTACCACCATGCGGAACCTTCTTCTTGGTTTCCAGTCAACCCTACCGGGCGTGGGGACAATAACCACCGGAGCTGGAGCTTCTGGCGTACCTCCTTCCAACAGAACAGCGTTGGTGCAACACAGACGGGATTCTGGTCCCGGCGAGTCAGAAGTGATCCAGTGGCAGAGCACACTGCCAGACCAAACAGACCCCCGTCTTTACGGGGGTTTTTTATATCCACCCTATCAACTTATGCTGGTAGAGCCTTATCCAATTTACCCTCGCTAATTTTTTGGACATCGGGATTGAGATCACTCTCCCACCAAAGGTTATGTTGGTAGGAGAAGACATGAGGATGAGTTGGGGGAGGCATATGGAAGGTAGCTCAGCTATGTCTGAGTGAGGGTTT